ACGCACATACGCACATACGCACATACGCACATACGCACATACGCACATACGCACACACGCACCCGTACCTATGTACACACGCACATACGCACCCGTACCTATGTACACACGCACACACGCACAGCGCATGTGCTACACCCCACATAGATTTAGTTTGACAAACTGTCCAACTCAGATGTACATTAGATATATCAACAAAACGAAATAGTGAAATGCAGAATCAAACATTTAATTCTGGCATGTTGGAGAGTAGCCAATACCCTAATCAGTGAGGCGAAAAGCAAGGGAATCTTGGAGAAGGCATACAGGCAGTTTGACAAAGCGTTCAACTACTGATAAAGTTGATAACAACAACAAAGCAGAAATGCTAAATCGCTAATTGACAAACAAATAGAGGAAACTAATGACTTACGATTACGTAATGACGTGGGTAGCGTACATGACTTCATGGGCAACATACGCACATGAAAGCCCTATCACATGGGTAACTAACTTGCTAAACCCACTCATGAAAATTGCAGGTATGTAAACCTGCCGCGTACAGAGAGTTAGTCTCCATGCCGGGTGCAACTCCCGGTGTACGCACTCTGCCATACATACATACACGTGGCAGACCTGATAGGTACGAAATTAGAAGGCTCCTCTTATCAGGGCCCCAATCAACCCTAAGCGGAAAAGGATTTGTGAAATGAACAACAAGGAAGCCTTAGAAGTTCTGCTGAACAACTATAAATCCGGCAAACTGGAACGCGTCGTAAAGGAATACGGTGCTGATGAAGTGGCGATAGAACGCGCCGGTACTCTGGAACTTGGTTCCGGGGAATATGACGCCTGTGTAATATCGGGCCTCGAGATGAGGAAGCTCAATCGTGTATACGAGGCGGTGGGGCTTGGAGATACCCGAAACTTCATTACCGGGCATTCCTATCTACCGGATGAAAAGGCTTTCATGTTTCTTGCACCTAAGGGAGAAGAACCGGATATCTCTCACAACCTGTTTGGAACTTTTGATATGCGGGCTGTGATGGAAAAAGCTGGCACCCACATCTACTTCATTCGCTAACCCAGAATCACCTTACGAAAGGATATGACCGAAATGCTCAACCCCAAAGAACTCAAAGAAGCTCTAAACCGACACCTGGATAGCGGGGAATTGACCCGCGCTCTTGAGAAGCACCACCTCAAGAACCTTGCGGTGTTCTTCCTACGGGAAAACACGGCAAGCGGCATGCGTAGCTGGGCTATCTTGGACATGCAGTATCGCCGTCTCAACGCTGTCTACGAAGACTTGGGCTTGGGCGAACTCAAAGAGTACATGCGCAAGTACCGATACGACGAAACGAAAAACATTCACAAATTCTCCACCGGCGGCGGGTACAGCATCTTTGATGCGGACTTGCTAGGCGGGGAAGGTTCCGGCGAAGTGCTCAAAGCCTTCAAAGATGCCGGTCTTGTCATTGATTAAAACTTTCACTCAACAGAAATAACACCGCACATTTTCACCGATAATGCGGTAGCCCGTTATGGTACAAGCTAAGGGTTCGATTCCCTGGACGGGCACGGAAAATACACAACCTGATCAGAAAGGTAACCAGGCATGAAACACCTGAAAACCATTGCAGCCCTAGCCGGGCTTTGGACTTCTGTTCTGGCAACCGGGTTCGCACTCGCGTACCAGTACACGCTACTAGCGGAAACCCTTGCATGGGGTATCGGGGCATGCCTAGCCGGGCTTCTAATGTTCCTGCCTTTGATGCAGGTAGCGACAGAGCCTAAAGGTAACCGGGCTACCAAGCCGGGTAAGGGTGTTGTCCGCGCCCTAGAAGCTGACACAACCGACATTCTCGCTCGCAACCGCCAGGCATTAGCATAACCAGAAAGGAACTTAGACAAATGGGAAACCCTCAATACATTCAGGATGCAGTAGACGGCTTCGAGAGCCTTTACGGTGAAGAGCTGACAGAACAGCAACGTCAAAACCTTGTAGAAGCTTGTGAGTACGGGGAAGTCTCGCTAGGTATTGATGCTGACCTAGCGACAGAAGCGCTCATGGCATGGGGCGACTACACCGGTGACATGGAGCGTGCGCTAGATAGCGTGGGAGATTTGAAAGCTCTGTTGGTTGGTTTCCAAGGTGAATGTGACGACCTGGAAGACTTCTTAGCAGGTTGGTATGTGGAATTTTTGGGTCTTTCAAACAGCGATTTAGCTTCATACGCCGCTAAATTCCTGGATGTTGAAAAGTACCAAACTCACCTTGAAACAGAGGGATGGGTGTTCGCGTCTTATGCCGCTGACCCGGCAACCTACGTATTCGCTCTATAAGAAAGGCTAGAACTGTGGCAACTTTAGACCTAACCAAACCAGAACTGACCCCGCAAGATAACGAAGACATTCGTAACGAAGTGGCGCGCTTTGAAAAACTGTACCGGGAACGGTACGGAGATATAACGCCCCTGCAACGGGCTAATCTAACACGCGCATATCAGAACGCTGTTGAAGCGGGTATCGGTCTTGAATGCCCGGCTGACGCTCTCATGGCGTGGGGTGTACACACAGGGCTAACCCTTGACATGCTTGAAGACTGGCATGTTATAGAGCGTCTGCTCTTCGATTATGACGGCGACCATGAAGAACGGGACGAATTTATACGCGAATTTTACTTCTGGTACTTCGATATAAACGATAAACGAGCCTTGCTCTTCATAGATACAGTTGCGTTCAAGGATGAACTGGAATGCCGTGGATAGTGCTTCGCGCCGTCCCTAGATGGTACCGTGTACCACGTTTTCAACGACTAAACAGGAAGGCTTTATAGACATGTCCCAATACAGCGTTTTGTTAGCGGTGTACCACGACAGGGGCGGTGCCATGATGAGCATCACCAAAGAGAACGGGAAACGTCCAGGGAAGTGTCGGCAGCGCGACTTTTCCGTCGATATGGCGGAACGGATCGCAACCGTTGGGGGAAAGTTCAAACTAGATGACCCAGAACTAAACGGTACAAACGATACAAACGATACCGCTACGGCATGGGTGTCCGCGGTGCAACGTGAGTTTTTCCGCCGCTTGGTAGCCCGTGATAATCCGCTAATCTTCAACGGTGGTGTGGTGTACGACGCGGAGGACTCACGTACCCACACGATCAAGTTTTACGGTGACCGCACTGAATTTCTCTTCATTGTCAAAGGTGTGGAAGGCGACTCTATCGCAGACCATGCCGTTGATGTTCTCAAGACTAATGGGCGGGCCGGGGGTGAGATTCTAGGGCTGGATGCCGCGGAACTAATCGACGGCGGTGTAGACCTGCGTTACCTGAGTCCAGAAGCGTCTCTAGAAGAGCTGGAACGGTCAGAAGAACCAGCTGAGATTAGGCTAGATGCGGCGCTGGAAGTCCTTCGCGAGCTAGCACCACACTACACCAAAGTTGCAGACGCTCTTTCAGATGCAGGTGTACAACTCGCTAACGAGATTGAAGCAAACGCACAGGAAGAAACCGAAACCGGTAGCCGCCTTGAACCTCTGTACGAACAGATACGCGACATGCGCGATGGGTATTGCGAAGGTGACATGCCGGGGGCTATCGAAAAACTTTACAACCAAGTATCGGACATGATGGGGGGAAACGACTAATGTCTAAGAAACTTCGCGCACTCACAACCGCCGGTGCTCTGGCACTAGCCGGGGCTTTCGGTACCGCCGTGGTACTCACGGGCGGCTCTGGTAACGGGGCTACTCTAGGGCTGTTCCTGGCCGGGGGTTACGCCGCGTATCAGCTCATGCGGGGCAGCGGTGAGTAAAGATATATGGAAAGCCTTTGAAACCCTCTTGATGCGTCTTGAGGGTGCAGGGGCAGACTTGGAACACCACCTTCATAGGCAGGAACGGTTAGAGAATTACCGCGAGCGCCTACGGGCAGACTCAGATAGGATGTTTGAGCTGTTCGGGCCGCTGATACAACATTGCTCTGTTATACGAACCTCATTACCGACCGCCGCGCTGGCAGATCAGCGCATGATATTCATTTTTTAGGGATGGGACACACCACGAGTCGCATGGAAAACAAATTTTTACAGAATAAAATCGAATACCAGAGCAAAAGGTATAAAAAGAACCTTCAGTTAATGCGAGACTTCAAGGTTACCCCGTTGCGTATTCCTTACGCTGTGAACCAAGAAGTATGCGCAGAGCTTGAACGAGTGGTAGAGTACAAACCTGATGGACGGGATGTGTACCTACAGATGTATACCAAGCGCGTTCCGCTGAAAGGCATACAGTCAAAGTTTGAAGTGTTCGGACTGGATGAACAAGGTAACCAGTACCCCGTGTATCAATCGGACTTCTTTGAAATGCCCGCGCGTTTTTCACACCCGGAACTACAAAACAACTGGTTTAGCTTCAAGTGGTACCCGAGCGGCGTTCACGCCGGGGGTATCTCAAAGAACGAAGCCTTGCACATAGAAACCAAAGAGGTGTTCTCACGTGAAGGGTGTGCACCGCCTCTACAAGAACAGTACTACATCTTCGTACCGAACGTACCAGAAAGCGAGAAAACCTCATGACCTCACACATTATCAACGCCCTGCTTCTGGCCGGGGCTTCGTTACTGTTCATCCTGACCGGTGTTATAGCCTTGTACGCTAAGCGCTCTGCGCGCCGGGATAGGGCGCGGTGCAGCTACCGCGTAGGGGATGTGTACCACGAGCCGGTACCATCCACTGGGCAGGGAGATTTGTACCGCATGTACATGGAGCTACAACAACGTATCACCGTTCTAGAAGAAGATTATTACAACCGTCTGGCACAACAGAGGCGGGCGCGCGAAGAGATGATGCGACGCCGTCCTGCACCTGCGCCGGGGGTACGCAAAGAAAATCTAGATAACCAGGCTGGCACGCGCTAGCCACTGTAGAAGAAAGGTAACCGGGATGGTAGACCTAGAAAATATCCTGCAAGAACCGAAAGCCGCGACGGTCTCTAGCCGGTACTCGGTACGGTACGAAACCTACGCGGTGGCTGAGCGGTTCGGGTTGCTTACGTGCCTTATCCGGGATGATAAAGAAGGGCGTTTCGTAGGCGCTGGTGTCGTGAAATACGAACAGAGCGCGCCATATGGGCACTCTAGCCGGGGTGCTCTGCGTTATGTCTGCGTTGATGCTATCGGCGCGGTTAGCCCCGGGTGTGCAGTTTTCAAGACCTGGGAGGAACTGAAAGCGGTGGCGCATTCGATGGCTGTTGATGATGCGATGCGCAACGGGCATCACCTGGTACTTGTGGCAAGTGGTGACTTTTAGGTGAAACGTATCGAAGTTGAGCTTGAGGGTGGAAGTGTCCACGCTCTTGGAGCTGATAACCCACTCATGACCTTAGCCGGGGTTATCGAGATGGTACCTCACAGCCGTTCTGCTATCTATTACCGGCGGGCTAACGGTGATTTCCCGCCGCCGGTGATGACCGCACTAGACGGGGCAGGACGAGAGCTTTTGCTCTGGGATAAGGCGACGATATCAGCATGGGTAGAAGAGAACGCACCGCGTGCCGGGGGTCGCCCAGTGCGCGGGGTTGAAGAGAAAGGATAGAGGGTCTTGGGAAAGAGGATAACCCGCGAACATGTAAAAGAAGTTGCAGAGCTAGTACATCAATGGGTTGCTGAGAACTTGGAACCTGATAGTGGTGTCGTCGTCATTACAGCAGATAAGTGTAAAGACGGTACTGCGAAGGTAGTAGCAAGTTGCACCGCTGTTAAAAGTTCATCTGTGGTATGGGAGGACCTCCCCTCTTTCTTAGATAAAAAACCATACACACAGCTAAAGGTTTATGGTATGGAGCACCCGGTGACCCTTGAGACCGAATCGGAACTTGTGAGCCTCTCGCATATGTGGCGCATGTTTGAGACAAGGAACTACCTTACCCAAAAGATTCGTGAAGATCTAGAGTACGCAGTTTCACGTAACGAGCCTGTAAAACCTGTGTCATGGGTCTGCTTGCCGGGTCTTGGAACGGGAGCCCTCGTGCCGGGGGGTACCCCGCGTAAGGTGCTAGAGAACGTATTTCTCGCACATGTCTACGCGTTTCTGAGGCAGGTTGTTATAGATAACCGGGGACTAGCACCTCTGGCATCTCGTGGTGCGAATCGCCCTGAGGTAACCGGGCTTTCCAAGCTACCGAAAGTTGTACGTGCCGGGGGTGGAAAATCGGTGCGGGATGTGCTTGGGGCTGTGGCTCTAGAGCTTTCCGTTCGCGGTGTAGAACTGGAAGATGAATTCCAAGAAGGTATTTTAGTAGACCTCGCATCAGCTAAAGCCGCCGAGATAGCGGTAAATAAATCTGCTCGGTACCGGGAATAAAGAAAGGTACGTAAGGCTTTGAACAAGAAACGACGTGCCGGGTGGGGCAAGCGTAGCGGTCTGACCTATAAACAGTCACCTAAGTGGAAGCAGATTCGCCTTGCGGTGCTCAAGCGAGACGGCTTTAGGTGCACTGCCCTTGACGGTAACACTAACGAGCGGTGCTGTGAGAAGGCTACCGATGTAGACCATGTTGAGGGACACAGTGATGCATTGGAGAACCTGACTTCGCTATGCTCTCACCACCACCACATGAAGACCTCTTCGGAGACCTACGAGAAGAACAAAGCTCGCCGGGATGCGGCTATGCTACGTGCCGGGGATGCTGTTCGAGGACTCGGAGGAAGGATAGTACCTGTAGGTGAAGGTCCCGTCGGAGCCGGTGTGAACTGGAAGAAATGGCGGGCGCTTGCTGATCAGGTGGGAAAAGGTAACCGGGCCTTGGAGGTTATCAAAAAGGTAACCGGGCCTGATGAAAAGAAAGAGGACAAGTGAAAATTGTTCGTAAGAAACTATTGGGTCTGGCTCTTGCCGGGGGTCTTGCTCTCAGCTCTGTGGGAGCAGGGGTAGGCGCGGCACCCGCGGAGGCGTGGTCTATGGGAGGTAGCCAATGCCCTCGCGGTGTAGACCCGTGGGTGCCTGGTTGGCTACACATGAAATGGTGCAACCAAGGCCTCATGTGGTGGATTTACTGCAAACAGGGAGGTGGTTCACCGTATAGCCATTGCTAAGATTGAACTTCGGTTGATTGATTAGGGACAGAGAAATACCCCCGCACACTAGGAGAGAAATGTATGCGGGGGTATTTCTTCAATCACCGACAAACAGGAAACATATAGAGAGGTTTATGTCCTTGTGTATATGGTACCATATAAATGCATTTGAGTTAGTTGGTGGGATAGCTAGTCCTTTGGCTAGCGAAAACCCCCGGTCTAGGATGTTGAGTCCTTGCCGGGGGTTTCCTTTTTGCTTTTTGGTTGTTAGTGCCAGAAGCTATAGAACGCCCACATAATAGGGTACATAGCTAACTGAACTGCACTGTAGCGTACAAGCATAGATTCGTTTCCTTGCCTTTATTGACGTTCTCTAGCCGGGGAAGTAACCAAATCGGTTGAAGAAGTCCATGTAAAAATACACCGGTCCTAGAAGCATGGAGAGAGCGGTCATTAGTTATGTTCCTTTCGTTATAAGAAACCCCGCACCGCACGGCCTAACTTTAGGTGCCGACGGTGCGGGTATTTTCTGTCGTGTGAGAACTGTGACACCGCGCAGGGCGGGTGCTATCAGTATACCAGGTTTGGTTTAGAAAAGGCTGTGAGCCAACCAGTAGCCGTTCTGTGCAAAGAACACGAGGTTGTTGTACACCTGGTCGAAAATGTGGATGCCGGTCATGCCGGGGTTTCCTATCTGTAGTAGTTATTACGGAACGATAACAGTATACCGTGCGGCGTGGGTGTTTGGTGTGGTAGTAGGGTGACGACACGCCGGGGTTGCGGTGTCTTTGAGGTAAAAGTGTGCGCGGTGGCGCTTGACTTTCAGTTGGACAGTTTGTTAAACTGAGAAAGTGAAAAACGTATTAGAGAAAGATGTCGAACAGTTTTTAGTTCGGCAAGTTCGCAAGCGAGGCTGGGTGACATGGAAGCTCGCACCAACAGAGGCAGGAATACCAGACCGAATAGTTCTCGTGCCGGGTGGTTCAGTGTGGTTTGTTGAACTCAAAAGGGCGCGAGGCGGGAAGATCTCGGAGAGGCAGAAATACCTCTTGCGTGTGTTAGAGCGTGGTGGGCATGCCGGGTGTGTGCTTGCCGGGGTCGAAGAGGTCAAGGCATGGTTAGCGGAGCGAGATAAGGAACGCGTTTGGGACATGGAAGAAGAGAGGTAATAGAGATGGAACCGAACAAGAACAAGAAGAAGGGCGCTTACTGCCCGCCGCCGTGCGAAAAGTGCGGCGCTGTGGTAGGACTTGAAAACCCTGGGTGTAAGGAATGTCAGCGGCGCATGCGAGCGCGTGCACACTCACGCAAGTACTACAGGGCGAAGCAGCGGCGTAAAGAGCTGGAAGGAACAGCGGTACGCAAGTACAACACACTCACGCCGCAGGTTGGTATCGGTGAGATAAAGGATGTAAGGCTTGGAGACGGCTACACCGAGCCGGGTACCGTCGATTCAGGGCTTGCCGGGTTTCTGCAACTGCGGGCGGCCAGGATAGCACGGAAGAACAAGACTGGCGTTGGCCGTGGTCCTGGGGACAGGGCACGCCGGGTAGAAGACGTAATGCGACGAGGGAAGAGCGGTCGAGAGGAGAAGTAGACATGGAAGATATGTTCTTGAAGCTGAGGGACTATCAGCTAGAGGCCGTCGAGTTCCTGCGTGAAGGACGTGGCGGCAAGGCGCTGTTCCTTGACATGGGCCTGGGCAAGACCGCCACCTGCCTGTCGGCTCTGCAGCCGCGACACTTACCGGCGTTGGTGATTGCACCCAAGCGGGTTGCTGAGAACGTCTGGGAAACAGAGGCTAAGCTATGGCGGCCTGACCTGAGCGTCACTGTCGTGAAGGGTGATAGGGCGAAGCGGGAACGCCTAGCCGGGGCTAAGACAGACCTCGTTGTGGTAAGTCGGGATAACCAGGACGGGTTGTTAGCTCGCGCTATGTCCGGTGGTTTCAAGACTGTGATTATTGACGAGCTTTCCGGCTACAAGAACCACCGCACGAGCCGGTGGGGGGGTGCTAAGTCTTTGGTCTCGCGTGCCGAGCACGTCTGGGGTCTCACAGGTACACCCACACCTAAAAGTTTGATTGACCTCTGGGCACAGATGTTCCTTCTTGATTGGGGTGAGTCGCTAGGCAAGACTATCGGTGAATATCGCCGTAAGTACTTCTACGCGGCGGCTCAGTTGCCTAACAAGATTGTCACCAAGTGGGCTACTCGCAATGGCAAGAAGACCGAGCAGGATATTTACGATGCTATCGCTAGCCGGGTGTTGGTGCAGGGTACCGAGGGTAGGGTTGCGCTACCGCCTGTAACCTACGTACCGCAGAGGGTGAAGTTACCTGCGAAGGTGCGCAAGCAGTACAAGACGCTGAAAGAGGAAATGGTTCTGCGGTTGATAGAGAGTGGCGAAGAGATTACCGCGAAGAACGCAGCTGTTGTGTCAGGGAAACTTGCGCAGATTACAGCAGGGTTTTTGTACCACGATGATGTAGAGGGTGTGGATAATGGGGGTGGTGGCTTGCCGGGGGGTTCGGGTGAACGCGAGTGGGATGTTCTGCACAAGCTCAAGCTGGATGTTTTGGAAGAAATCATTGAGGAAAGCCACGGCGCGCCGGTGTTGGTCTTCTACCGGTTCCAGGCAGAGCTGGAAGAGCTGAAGAAGCGATTCGGGTCGGACGTGCACACCGCCAAAGAAAATGATTTCGTCGAGCGTTGGAACAAAGGCGAGCTTCCTATTCTTGCCGCGCACCCGGACTCTATTGGTCATGGGCTGAACCTACAGGCCGGGGGTCATATTGCTGTTTGGCTCTCCCTGCCGTGGTCGTCCGAGGCTTGGCAACAGTCGAACAAGCGCTTGGCACGTAGCGGACAGAAAGACGCCGTGCAGATTCACATGATTATGGCAGAGGATTCTATCGACGGGCGTGTGTACGACTCGTTGATGTGTAAGGTAGATGCACAACAGCGTCTGCTGGACTACTTGAAAGAGGAAGGGTAAGAGGTGGGAAAAGGTAAAGGTTATGCAGGGGCGTCGGATCTGCTCGGAGGTGAGCCTGATTGGTCGTTTGGCCCTGCGGTCAGTGTATCGGATGTGACGTTATCAGATGAAGAGCTGGAAGAGCTGGAACGTGAGATAAGCAGGTAAACTATAGAAGCCCCGCTGTCGGGCTTTCATGGATTGAATAATAGAAGTACCCCTGGTGGGGTGGAATGAGCGTTAGAAACGCTTGTGCCGCTCTTGCCGGGGGTACTTCTTTGTCTTCTTATGGGCTGGGGGTAGAAAGGCATGCAGGTGGATTGGCGTAGCACAGGGATGTCGAGTCGTTGCGTCAGCGGGCGTAGCCCCGGCGAGAGCGAGCGAAGCGAGCGGTAGCTGAAGGGTTTATAAGGGTGCAGAAACGTGTGCCAGGGTATCCAGGTACATAGAGTGTGAGCTGAGACACATGAATATACAAGGAAATTACGTATTTGAACAGTGAGTAGTTTCTCCCAGGTAATGCTAAGGTTTCTCTACAACATTCTCAAACACGAAAAGCATTGACATCATTGACATTGCCCCGGAATATCAACGAACGTAAGGCGACAGACGATTGACAATTCAAAGACATAAGCATTGACAACAGTGAAATTTGTTGCGTGAGTCACAAAAATCTGAACGTCAGTGACCCACAACACAAAAATCATGTTTTAATGATTTTGTCAATGGTTTTACACCTGAATTGTCAATGGTTTGTCAGCCAGAATCCCTTGATATTCCAAGGGACTGTCAATGATGTCAATAAAAAAAGAGTTTAATAGTTGCGCGCGCGCGTGTGTGCGCGTGTTATACTCTTCTTTCTATAGTTTGTCCAGTATTTGTGCGTAGTATCACATAAGTTTTTTAGCAAAATAAAAACCCCCGGCCAGAAAGGGTAACCGAGGGTTTTTACTCACTTGCTAGTCTCCGAAAGTTGGTGATAAGCTGTGAAACGAAACCACTAAAATTTTATCAGAAAGGGATTACTGTGTCTATCAGTGACAAAACCTTTAGTTTTGAGTTTGCTCCTGGGGTCTCTCCAAAATCGCACCGTGAATATCTAACCTTAGGTGACATAGCGAAGATGCTACAGAACCCCGGCACGGAAAAACAAGAGAAATCCTACGTTGCTGGTGAGTTGAAAAACCATTACCGAAAAAACGTCAATGTTATCAACCGTTCCGTAATCACATTAGACCTGGATGGTGCTCAAGAGGGTGGCTTTGAGGCTCTGTGTAACTATCTAAGCACCTTTTACTACTTCTGGCATACGTCATATAGCCACAGCGATGAAAAGCTCTCATACCGCGTTCTGGTGCCTTTGGTGGAACCTTTACCCCCGAGTCAGTACGGAGATTTAGTACGTTCGATTATCTCGGATAACCCTAAAGCCTCTATTGACCCGGCCAGTGCGAAGCCCGGGCAGTGCATGTTTACCCCAGCCAGCAAAGACTTTTTCAGCTACGACTATGGCATACATGAAGGCGCTCTGGCCGATGGGCGGAAGTGGCTGCGAACTTTCAATAAAGGGGAAGCGGTTATCTCTTTAGGACGGACAGACCGTAAACGAGACCCTTATAAAATTCAGGGTATTGTGGGGCGGTTCAACCGCGCCTACCGAGACTTGGATGAACTTATCCATGTGTTTGACTTACCCTACACTCAAGACACTACGGGCCGGTACCACTACGACTACGCAGATTCATCGAAACCGGCTGGTCTGAAAGAGATTGACGAGCGCCCCGGCCTCTACCATTCATGGCATGGAAGTGACCCTGCTGGGGGTAACCAAACTAATAATGCTTTTGACCTCGTTAGGTTGCACAAATTTCACCATCTTGATAAAGAGTATGAAGTTGAGCGCGACCAGGAATTATCAACGGCAACAGACCCGAAAGAGCGAGAGGCTATACGAAAGAAGTACTCAGCTAATAGCTACCCTTCCTACAACGCTATGCGTGAGTTTTTAGAGAACCACGAAGACTTCCTTACCCGAGAGCAAGACATAGCTTATCAACCCTACCTAGAGGCTATCTCAAACAGGGAGGTTTCAGCTTCACCTGTCGAGAACATTCAGGAAAGCGTCGAAACTGCACCACAGGAACACGGAAGCAAGGATTTGAGCTGGCTCCGGAAGCTGCAGTTAGACGCGAAGACCCAGCAGCCCGTGAACTCTCTTAAAAACCTCGGTTTGATTTTCCAAAATGACCCTTCTCTTCGAGATATTTGGTTCTGCACACGTGGTAACTACTACACAACGAGCCGGATTGATACCTGGATGAATTACCCCGCACCTGAGCGTGTAGACATCGGAGACGAAGAGATTCTGGACTTCCGACAGACGCTAGAAGATGACTATGGTCTGGCCGTCACGAACGAGCGCATCGAACAAGCTCTTCGTAAGAAGGGTAAAGATTCCACGTTCGACCCTGTGAAAGAGTATTTAGATTCTTTGACGTGGGACGGAGAAAAACGTTTAGAAACCTGCCTCCCCGGCCTAGAAGAACACACAGAGTACACCCGTATGGTGGCGCGTCGGTCTATCCTGGCCGCCGTTGCACGTGTTTACGAGCCTGGGTGTGGTGCGGACCAGACATTAATCTTGGTGGGCCGCGAACGACGAGGAAAATCCGAGTGGATTTCTCGCATGAGTAAAGGTATGGAAGTCGCTCTTGGGGACATCAAAAATAAAGACACTTTGCTGGACTCGCACAAGGCTTGGATTGTGGTGTCAAACGAAGCGGGTGCCTTGAAGCAGGCAGATTTTGATGAACTGAAGGACTTCATGACGCGTAAGCAAGACACTTACCGCGCGCCGTATGCTCGCCGGTCACGCACTTACATGCGTCGGTGGGTTATCTGGGGTTCCACAAACGAGATGGAATTTCTTCGTGAGCGAGAAGGTAACCGTCGTTTCTTGCTTGTTGAGTGTACAGGACAGCTTGATTTCGACCTCTTCACGCCTGAGTACGTAAACCAAATTTGGGCGGAGGCTGTACACGCTTACAAGATGGGGGAGACTCATAGGCTCAACGACCATGAAGAAGCCCTCGCCGCGAAGGAACGATTGAAATACACCAGGTCCGATGCATGGACGGAAAGTATTGAAGAGCTTCTTCGCTTGCCGGTGCAGAAGAACTGGTTCAATCTTCGTTTGAATGAGCGCTCTCGACGCATTCGGCAGCTTGAGGAGGGTATATATGAAACCCTTGGCACGGCATCATCACCCGCCGATACACAGCGGGAGTCGATAACTCCGCTGGAAGCGTGGGTAGAGGCTTTAGGTGGTATGCCGAAAGACTTCTCTCGTGAAGACCAAAGCCGTGTCGCTAGTGCTATGTCCGCGTTGGTATCTCGTGGGGTACTCCGCAAGGATTCTAAAAAGAAGCATGTCCCCGGCCAGGGACAGCAATTTATCTATTACGTCAATCACGATGTTCTAGAGACGTACTAAACCGACATAGAGGGACCGAATCATGTACAGCAGGAACGACGATTTTACATACAATTCTCGAGGGCGCATAAAACCAACCCTTGAGAACCTTCTGCACATTTTCTGTACCGACCCGGAATTAGACCAGATACGGTTTGACTCACGTGCAGGAAGGGTAATCGATATAAGCTTTTCCGACAGCCCAACATCGATGCTGTTCAGCCGACCGGAACATGATTTTGTGTATGATGTACCAGCGCTAGAAAAGTACTTGTCCTCGGCATATAACCTTGATGGTTTGCCTACATCTTTAGTAGTGGCGGCCTACGACGAATATCTGAAACACTTCGCCTATGACCCGGTGCAAGAATATCTACGCTCCCTAGAATGGGACGGTTTCTCCCGGCTAGGGTTGGTCTTGCCGGGTTCTACAGGCACGCCAATGGATTACGAGTTAGCGAAAAAGGTATTTGTCGGGGCAGCTAAACGCGTGCTGTATCCAGGAATCGAGCAAGATTTTGTACCTGTATTTTATGGTGACCCCGGCGGGGATATGGGTACCTGGTTGAACCTGATTGGAGTGGGATACACAGGGTTCTTTCCTTCACCAAACCCGAACGGTTTTACTAAGCCGGAACAAACATGGGTATCCGTTTACGATATTAACGATATTAACGATATGGAATCTCAGTCGGAACTATGGGGTTTCTACGATAAAGCAAAACGTACTTGGTATGTGTCAAAGGGCGAGGGGAACCTTCAACATCGCAAATGGGTTACGTGGGGTATAACCCATAACACGTACCTGAAAGACCATCCTCTGCTACCAGGAACACTGCATTTCATCGAGGCCCCAGAACAAATTGACCTTGAGAAGTTCTTCGATAACTCACAGGGCATAACCAACGAGTACCGAAACCAAGTATGGGCAGAGGCAGTTCACTTAGCAAGCTAGGGTACCTGTAACATAATTCACAATAGAACAGGTTGATTTTCGCGGCTGCGATAGGATATAGTCATAACTGTAGTCGCATCCGCGACAACTTTATCAGACAAAATCGGAGGACATAATGAGCAAGAAGATTGACGAATTGGGCATTCAGCTGGGCCGTTCCCTGGCCGAGGTGGTGAAGAACGCTCTTGCTATCGCGCAAGAGTCTTTGCAGGAAAACCCACTTACCTTCTCTGCACAGGCTAACGTCGAGTCGGTGGCTGTTGCAACTGAGGAAGAGTCTAAGAAACCTGCACCTAAGAAAACCTCGGCACCTAAGAAAACCTCGGCACGTAAGAGCACCGCTAAGAAAGCTGCTCCGAAAGCAGAGGAACCGAAGTCCGAGCCAGTGAAGGAAGAAGCGCCTAAGGCAGAGCGTCAGGTACGTCTAGTAGACGTTGCGGGTATGGGCAAGGCAATCATGGCGCACGGCGATTATCACGAAAAATGCATGGAAATCATGGGCGGCAGGATTCTGAAAGACCTTGACCCTTCGGAGTATAACGAAGTGTACGCTAAGCTGCGCGACCTTCTACACCGAATCGAGGGTGACAAGAAGTCTGAAACCACCGACCCGTTCGCATAAATCATGCCGGAAGTACACGCTAAGCTGTCACCTTCCTCTGGTGAGCGGTGGATAAACTGCACGAAGAGCTTCGAGCTTATAGATTCACTCAACATACATGAATCCGAAGCTGGACTTGCCGCAGAGGAAGGGACGTTGGCGCATTCTGTTCTAGAGAATGAGTGTCTGTACCGGCTAGGGCGTATCAGCCCTGTTGAGTATAAGTCGGAGCGAGGCGCGTTAGTGCGTGCTGGGCGAGACCTTCTCGGATACAACCCGTATAACGAGATGCAGGAATATGCACAGCAACAAATTGATGTGATTTTCGATTTGACACGGAAGCAATTCCTCTCTCATAAACACGAAGGTGTCATCTGGTTAGAGACTCGCGTGTTCCCCGGCATAGAAGGTTGCTTCGGTACAGCGGATGCGATAGTAGCTCTGGAAGATGAACTTCACGTCATCGACTACAAGTACGGGCGTGGTGTTCCGGTGTCACCGGTTGAGAACACGCAGCTCAAACTCTATGGGTTGGGTGCGTTGGAAGCCTTCAAGGCATTCTGGAATTTCAACACAGTTACATTACACATCGTTCAACCCCGGCTTTCTTCACATCGGCAATGGGAGACACTGCCAGAGAAGTTGGTTCGGTGGCGGGAAGATGTCGTGAAACCTGCTGTTGAAGAAATAAATAAAGGTATCGGCAAGTTCGCGCCGAGCGACGGTGCGTGCCGGTGGTGTCCCGCCAAAGCCCTGTGCACAGCGAGGGCACAGAAGATATGGGAAGGTATAGGATTGTGAACTTCAACGAGTTGTCTGCGGCTATCTTACCAAAGGAAGAACTGGCAGAGATTGTTCTTCGCGCGCCTCAGATTCGATCGTGGTTGAAAGCTATAGAGGAGCAAGTACTCGAAGACATTTACGAACGGGGTGAAGAATACCCCTGCGTGAAGGTTGTTCGAGGTCAGGGACGACGAGCTATCAAAGACCCCGACGGTTTCCTCACGAAGCTGCAAGACGAAGGAATCGTTATAGACGGCCTGTCGAAGACCGTCACGAAACTTGAAAGTATTTCCACCATCGAGCGCAAGCTCAAGATGAAGTTGGAGGACTCGCCGGGTGCTGAGTTTGTTTCTAAATCGGAAGGCTCTCTCTCTCTTGTCCCGGTAGACGATAAGCGAAAGGGAGTAACGAAGAATGGCGAAACAGCAAGCGCCTACGCTGGGCTGTTTGAATGAGGTGTGGGTCAATCCCTACGCGTGGGATAACCTACCACTCGTCAAAGAGTCAAAGTCGGCGAGGGCGCTATCACGGGAGCTTGGATTCTCTTATGATGGTGCCGTGAATCAGTTCCGGAGCGGGTACCGTGCCGTAAATGCACACCTGGTTCTAGCGCTGGTGAAAAAGAAAGTCCGGGTGGGCGTCGTCATGATAGACCCCGGCACGGAAGATAAGGTGAAAGCGAAGCTAAGGCGTTCTAAATCTGTCTTCTACGCGATCAAAAACAAGTAACAACTGAAATAACTGTAAGGAATTATTGTGAGCATTACTATTGGCGAAGTCCGTTTCTCGTTCGTCAGCCTTGCCGAGGCTAAGGACTTGTCAGACCGTAAGAATCCTAAGTACGCTTCGCTCGAAGAGCTTCGGGAAATGCCCGCTGATGAAGCGGCTAAGTACAAGTTCTCTGTGAACTTCATTGTCCCCAAGGATGCAACCGTTGGCAAGACCGGCGAGAAGGTTCTCGACCGCATGCAGAAGGCCGTGAACGATGCTGTGGACTTCGCAGTGTCCGGTAAGGGTAAGGTAAAACTCCCTGCTGAATACGCACCTACGCTCAAGAAGCTGTGGGCAGACTCCGGTGAGATGTTGGTTGTCACTAAGAACAAGCTCAAGACTGTTGTTCGTGATGGTGATACCGATGACCGCTGTACCGACAAGGAATATCTGGCCGGGGCTATCAACTTCACCGCAGACCAATACGCAGTTCGTCGTAAGATTGTTACCCCCGTGAAGACTCTAGCCCCTGGTGCCGGCGTGCCGGTAGAGATTAACCCATCCGAGGTGTACTCGGGCTGCTACGGCTACGCTGTGGTGACCCCGTACATCTACGAGTATGAGGGCTCGTTCGGTCTCAAGTTCTTCGTTGAGTCCGTTCTCAAGACTCGTGACGGCGAACGTCTGGATGGAACGGTATCTGCACAGACCGCTTACGGTGACATTCTCGAAGCGTATGCAGATGATGCATCAGCTGCTTTCGGTGAGGTTCCCGCCGAGGGTACTGAGGATACCGAAGCTATCTTCGGATAAAGAATAATAAAGCGAAAACCCCCGGCCAGGTGTACAACCTAGCCGGGGGTTTCTGAAATACCCGAATTTGGAACCGGAGAAAACGATGCCGAAACTATTATATATCGATTTTGAAACTTTTTCTGATGTGCCGTTGGGACATCGCGGCGCGTATATATACATGCGCGGTGCGTTCTGGGAGCCTTTGATGTGTGCGTATCGGTGGGAGGGTGAAGAGAAAACCACCTTGCTTGTCGGGTATGACGCTATCGTCACCTTCATTCGCGCGGCGCATGCTGACGAGGAGGTTACTTTTGTAGCCCATAACGCAAACTTCGAGCGCAATGTTATTTCTACCATCTGTCGTTACCCATACGGCTCTTACGTGCCGCCTGAGAGGTTTATAGACACTATGGCTATGTGTACCTCTCTTGGGTTCCCCGCATCGCTTGAGCGAGCCGCTATAGCTCTTGGAGCGGAAGAAAAAGACTCCGCTGGTACCCGTCTTATCAACATGTTCTGCCAGCCGAATAAAAAAGGTGAATGGTGCACGCCGGAATCACACCCTGAGGACTGGAAACGATTCGGCGATTACGCCGTGCAGGACGTAGACACGATGGTACAGATTCACCATACACTCGAAGAGCGTTTCGGGGGATTCCCTGAGGGGGAGCGCGAGGTTTGGAACGCAGACCAACGCATCAATGACCGTGGCATTCTTGCCGATGTTAAGCTGGCCGCTCAGTGTGTGAAGCTCTGCGAAACTATCAAAACCGATACGCTCGCTGATATGGCTGCTATTGCAGGTATTGAGAACGCGAACTCACAGAAGCAATTATTAGAGTGGTTGGTGTCTCAGTTGGAACCTGCGGGTGTTATCGAGCGGCGCGGTGACGAGTATGTGTACGTCGAGGATGGAGAGCTGTTCCAGTCTATCGACAAGGCGGCGGTGCAGAAGATACTCACCTTGCCGGGGGTACCCCCTATCGTGAAGAACGTACTTGACCTGCGCACGAATACGAACGCGGCTTCGGTGGCTAAGTTCAATGCCTACCTGCGGCTCGCAGACCCTCTGCAACACCGAGTACGAGGGGCTATGCAGTTTTTCGGTGCGCACACAGGACGATGGGCGGGCCGGGGTGTGCAGTTCCAGAACCTACCGAAAGCCTCTGCTGGCGGTGAGGAAGAGACTAACGCTCTGGTGGCACGTGCTATGGAGGGGGATGACACGCTAACGCTTGAGGATATGAAACCCCTTATCCGTGCGTGTGCCATTGCACCTGAAGGTAAGAACCTGACCGTGTGCGACTACTCCGCGATTGAAGCACGTGTTATTGCTTGGCTCGCCGGGGAGGAGTGGGTGCTCGATGCGTTCCGGGCAGGCCGGGACATTTACATTGAGACTGCATCTCGCATGTTCCACGTGTCATACGAAGAAGCGCGAGCACTAAGGCAAAAAGGTAAGGTTGCTGTGTTGGCGCTGGGGTACAACGGCGGTGTGGGAGCGCTTCGCAAGATGGGTGGCGAGGGTACAGACGAAGAGCTGCAGGAACTCGTCTACGCTTGGCGCAACGCTAACCCGAACATTGCACGGTTCTGGAAAGAGCTAGAAGGTGCGTTCCGCAAAGGCTACGGCAAAGTAGGGCAGTTCATCACCGTGCAGGCCGGGCGTAACGGCTCTCGGCGTATCGTCTTGCCGAGTGGACGTGCTGTGTACTACCACAAGGTTCACACCAGGCCTATGTTGAAATTCGGGAAGACATTAGACATCCTGCACTTCTACGACCCAAAGGCCAAGAAACCGAAGGTGATGCGCCCCGGCCAGGTGTTTGACCCGTATCTGAGTACCTACGGCGGCAAGCTCACTGAGAACATTACTCAAGCTGTTGCACGAGATGTTCTTGCCCATGCTTTGGTGAACCTAGAGAAGCACGGAGCGGAGGTTGTAGCGCATGTACACGATGAGGTTATCTGTCAGTCCGGCATGCCTGTAGAGCGAGTAGCAGAGTTGATGGGCGCGGGTGGCTCTGAGTTTGCCCCAACGTGGTCTGAGGGTTTGCCTCTGGCGGCAGAGGGCTATAACTGTTCCAGGTATCGCAAAGAGTGATACAAACTACTACGTAATTATCGCGGTTGCGCTTGATTTACTGAGCGCAACCGCGTATATTTATATGTACCGAAGAGAAGGGAAAATATAGTGGGTAATCTTAAGGACCTCATTGATTGGCACAACGAACAAGCGAAGGCTAATCAACGGACCAACTTACAACAGATGGTCTATGAGCAATCGAAGCTGATTCAACAATTGATTCAAGAGTTGCAGGGTCTTCGTGAAGACCTTCGTTACGAAAGGGTTGAACGTCGTGCTATTTAAATTGCCAAAAACTCCGTTGAAGTATGTCTTGCCGGGGGTTATTGGGTTTACTGAAAATCTCGATGGAAGCAAAAGCGTTCACGATACCCTTCGATTACACCCTGCTACGTGGTTGTCGGATGCAGCGGAAGACGACGACACAGAGCTGCAGGAACGTATAGAAAACTTCCGTCTGAATCACCGACACGGTACGTATTTCCATCTTCCTTTGGAAGAGGTTTGCCGCGTAGTTCAATACGTAGGAGACCTGCCACATACATACAAACCGTTGTACGTGAGTGTGTTTGATGTCATGGCAATCCTGCGAAAGATTGAAAGTCTGCACCCAGAGGGTAGCGTTATTCAAGAGAATGCCCGTGGAATGGCTGCGCGTATCGAAGGTCTTCCTGTTGAACTGTACAAAGATGACTCCATGTTAGTAAACGCTTACCTCGATAGCAATTTGTATGTAGACCCTGAGCTACCAGTCAAAGGTGGACGCTCTTATGAAGCTCGCCTAGAGTTGCAGAAACTACTCACAGCAGAAGTGATTGGAGATACTTATGACTACCACACCTAAACATTACAAGCCGAAGGGCGGCGTAGACCCCACCGCCGTTGTTGATGATATTGGGTTCTGGGCGCGTCTGGCGTTCAAGTACATCTGGCGGGCACAGATGAAAGACGGTATTCGAGATATTGATAAAGCCCTGGATACCCTAGAACGCATCTACAAGGCTGAGCCAGAGTGGTTCTTGCCCCGAACTCGTAAGACTGACATCGGCGTGAAAGGTAATCAAGACCTTCACCGCTGTGCGTATCCAAGCGCTTTCTCACCGTTGGCACGTGACCGAGCGCTGACGTTCTACGCGCGTGTGATGCTTGGCGAGACGAGGATAATCGAACGACGCGCCGGGAGGGTACTCGGTGTTACTACCCCGGCGCGCCTGAACAAATATATCTACGTTACCTTGCAAGAGTTGCTGAAATCTTACCGTTCGGAAATTCTGGTATTAGAAGAAGCAAAGAATATGAAAGGATTTGCTTTCGATGTCTAGGCTCTACAAAACGGTGAAAGATTACTCGAAGGCTGTCGGTGTGCTACCACCGTCTGTACTCTTTGAGGTGGACCGTGAGACGGAAGAGGTATCCTTCATGGATGTCTACAGGGCTTTGCCTATGTCCTTGTACCTTCGGATAAGGGAACACCGGAAGTTCATCAAAGTGAAATGGGAAGAGTTTTTTCGCAAACCTTTGTTTGACCAGCGCACTTATGAGAATTTCTTTCGCGCGATGGGTTACCCATTAGCTCATGTCTCAACTCCCTTGCCGGGACAAGGATATAAAATATTTGTGTTGGTGTCTCCGTATGGAAAAGAGCACGTGCACGCTAACAAAGTTTATCTCTCAATGCGAGAGATAGAAGCTCGGTACCTCCCAGCTAATTTCTCTACAAATAAAGAGAACACTTATATAAACCGCGTCCTTAGAACCTACAACGGAGTGTCTAGCCCGGGGCAAGAAGGAGAGCGTGGCAAGGCTAATCGTTATATCCTTGCGACCAAAGAAAACATTGACTTCATGGGATACATAGCCCGCGATATAGAGGAGTTCGGGCACCGATTCGTTGGTGACAACTTTGTTCGGTATATGGTTCGAGTTGCCGAAGGTATCAAAGAAGACCTAGAGAAAGTAGAACTGCTTTGGAGCAAAAAACAATTAGCTCAGTCCACCAACTGGCAAATATAATCGGAACTTTACCTTCTGCCGTCCATGTGTATTTAGACGAAGCCACGAAAGAGATTGGGTTTGCAGATGTGTATCGGGCTTTACCGCAATCACTGCAAAGTTGTATAGCGGGTCCTTGGGTCTTAGAACCATCTGTATGGGATGCACATTTCAACTTTTCGGGTCTGGGTGATGAGGCTATCAAGGAGTTTTTTCTTTTGCTAGGTTACCCATCGGCAGACATTGTATCCTCTTGGCACCTCTCAAACGGTGTACAAACTTTGCTTGTATCGCCTTGGGGAGATGTAAATGTCAGCGCACGTAAAATGTATATTACTTTGCAGGAAGTGGAATCATATTACGCACCGGTAGCAAATGAACTCAACCCAGACAGTTGGTATGTAAGTGCTGTATTAGACACTTACAAAGATTTGTCTGTACCTTTGAGCGAAGATGACCCTAGCTTAGGTCGTTGTGTGGTCGCCCTTGAACAGAGCCTAAACCTTGTTCGGGGGCTACTCAACGCTATGCAAGCACACCCACCGAAGGATGTAAGTACTGGCACGATTAAGTTCGCCTATACTGTTACTAAAAACATCCTTCAAATTTTAGAGAAAGTGAAACTACCCCGATGATTATCAAGACACCCGGCGGGCCGGGGCAGGTCATTATCGACTTACGAGATGACGACTGCGGTCCTGTGAACGGCCTCCACACTTTAGAGTGGTTGGCTGAGAAATTCCCAAGGACGTACAAATATGACAGTATGCACGCGAAAATTTCGGCACTCAAGTTCCGGTACGCAGTGCTTGAGTCTCACGGGGAGATGATTCCAGCCGACACACTGGAAGCAGACCTTCAAGCCTTAGCTGAGATTGCAGAGTATTGTATTAACAACGGGTAGACACAACCCCGGCAAGATGAACACCGCTTGCCGGGGTTGCTCTTTATGTATTACTGACCTGCGTACTCGCTGGAAGCGTAGTAGTCAGTGTTGGGGTCGGTGACAGCAGGGGAAGCCGCAGAGTCGCTATCCGGCTGTGCCTTGTACTGCGTAGGGCTTACGTTGATAAGCGCCAGCACAGCGCCGATAACGCCAGTAACACCAGCGGAGATATGCGCCCACTGCTCAGCGTTGATAGCACCGAATGCAGTCAGTCCTACACCGGCCAGGGCGACAATGCCGTACACGATTTTACGGACGGCTGCCCACTGCTCAGTTGTCAGAGCCATGTAAATTCCTATCGTTCAGGACTACAGTATCCACAACCCGGTCAAGCCGGGTTTGTGTGTGCCGATTGTCGGCACGTAGCCCACCTATATCTTTCTTTAGCTCGGATTGGTCGTCCAAGCTGCGGGTAAGCACGTCTTCCATATCGCGCTGCTTCTTTCCTTGGCTAACCTGCTCGCGTTGGAGGTCGTCTAACCGGTTACGGATTTCAAGCATCGCGGTGTTAGAGTCGCCCATACCCTTCTCTATTGTAGAGAGCTTATCCCGGATCTTATCCAGGTCGTCCCGGAGGTTAGTCCCGTGGTCGTTCTTCACCTGATGCTTCGCTTCGCGGGCGTCGTTCCCGACAAGGTGAACCGCGTGCTGCAACTCTTCAATCTTGCCGGAGATTACTTTGCTAACGCGTAGCCCCACGAGCACGGCGATAATAAGGCACACCAGGATAATGACGAAAGCATCCACCTCAGGGTCACCAGTCTTAGGTATCTCAACCACGGGTTACCACCTTAGTTAGGGAAGGTGGTAAAACCAGCCTGTGCATCGCGGTCGAACTCTTCCTGGCGCGCCTTGCCCTGGGCCGCTTCGTCGTAACCAAAGATGCCGCGCAGCTTACCCGCGACAGCACCATCACGAATACGTCCGGGGATACCGATACGGTAGAGGTTGTACAGGTGCTTCACCATACGAAGGTTGGACCACTGCATCTTATCTTGTACCTGAACCATCTCAGTGAGGGTACGGTTACCCCATTCAGGACGGCGAGAATGGAAAATAACCTGTTCCAGCTCGGCTTTGGTTGCCATGTCGAACCAGTCTCCTTGTCCGCTAACGGTGGCTGCACCGCCAGCAAGTAGCTTATTGATGTTGTCTCGGAAAGAATCCATGTCGATAAACGATGGGTCAATCTTTCCTTGTGCGGGACCTGCGTATTCGCGGTGTGCGATTTGCAGGAAGTTGGGGTTGCCATTCCCGTATCCACGCTCTAATGCTGCGCCGAGCACAGGCATGTACTCAAGCTGAGCTTGTGTCCAGTCCGCAGGTGCCACGCCGGAGGACTCCATTTCGATACCGATAAGGAACTCGTTCCCTCGGTTCGTGGGCACCCCGTCGAAGCTACCTATGCCAGCGTGGTTAGCCCACCCAGCGGCAATGACGTAGACCTCAGCATTACGCCCGAAGACGATGTGAGCTAGAGGCCCCGGCAAGTCAGAACGTCCGTTGATGCACAGGTTCAGTGTAGGTGCACCTGAGGTTTGATACCGCGCGGAAGCGGTAGCGGTATGGTGCCAAAGGACCCCGTTCACAGCATCAAGCTGCCAACCTGCCCCGGCTTGGTACCCGCGAGTCTTCCACCCGCCAATCTCGATAACGTTCAGACGCTTGCCGTCTGGTGCCTGGTATGCGCGGAGTTTATCTGCTAAGTCCGTAAGGAACATATAACTCCTTGTGAATAATGTCGTGTAGACGTAGTTATCTACGGTATAATTATAGCGAGATAAAAACTTGAGTTAATACGCAGCCGTTTTGTATATCCAGACTTGATGAAGTTTGTAGCGGTGTACTTTTCCCGAATACCCCCAAGGTTTTCTAGATTTCCTTGGGGGTTTTTCCTACGCACGAGAAAACCCCAGGCCGTACAACCTGGGGTCTCCCCGCATACACAAAATCAGCCCCTATCGAAAGGACGCATCAAGTGTACCATAGCGCTACGCCCAACGCCCAAACAACGGGACGTTGACAATGTACCGTCGTCCGCGTGCCGAGGGGCCGAAGGACCAGAATTTTACATCGCGGCTTCCAGCCTCGATAGCTATAGAACCTTCGTTCTGCTGGCCGGGGATTACTTGAATCTCACTAAGCGACACCGGCGTGGGTGCCTCTGGCGGGAGACGGAACACCACAGCACCGCTCGGTGGCGGCGACACCATATCGAAGTCCATGTGCACGAGCGCCTGACCGGACGAGCGGTCTACACTCATAGCCTGGGCAGCTGCACCGGACCGCAAGTTGATGTCGTTACTCACCTTTTGCAGTTGATACGTCAGCACCCCTGATACCTGGTTCACGACTTCCTGCTTCACAGCTTGCAGACGTTCTTCGCTTACGCCAGAACCTCCGCCGCCGCTGGCCGGGGTAGGATAACGGAAGTTTCCAACCTGAAGTGACACACCATCACCTTGCGGGTCTTTGTACCGCAGAGGCACAGTTGCTTGTGTGTATCCGCTCGGTACCGGAGTATCGAGCGAAGTACAGTTCGCAATAGTCAAACCCTTGAACCAAGACTCGATGTAGTAGCTCCAACGAGCGCCACCGCTAGCCGGGCGTGCCTTTCGGGATGAACACCCTTGCAGAACAGTTCCGTCCGTACCTGAGTTGCACAGGTAGAAGTCTGCACTGGAATCTTTACCCGCCGAGCCGTGGGCGGTAGAACCGTAGGAAGAGGACTCCCCCCGGCACGCGGTGAACACGTTATCCCCGAACTCAATGAAGAATCCATGCCCGCCGTTTTCCTGAGCTTCGCAGGCTGTGAACGCACACTTCGTAGCACGAATGCGCCAGCCCGCGCCGTTGTACTGCGTTGCGCGTGCGTTACTGTTCGGAGCGCCAGCGGTAATATCCGCGCCGGGTGCAGCGTTATTTGCCAGTCCATAGAGCTGACCGAACGACGCTCCGGAGTGGGTGTACCACGACGTGCTTAGCTCGAACTTCGTTTGGCTTGTGTAAATCTCAACCCCAGCGAAGTTCCCACGCCCTTGATTCGAGCCACCGATGTCAGCACCGAAGAACTTATTATCCGCAGCTCCGCCGGTACCCTCAGGGTGCCCCGGCGGCTTACCGACAATCAATCCGGCCTGGTAACTGTTGCGTACCCGCAGGCCGAAGGAACACATGGCCTGGTCGTCATTGCCGATAATAGCAATGCCTGTTTCCATATCCCACACGGTGAGGTTGTTCAGTTTCGGTACCGAATCCGGCTCGGGCGGGTTAGCACCCATATCAGAGTTCAAACACACGCCGATAGTGTTCGGTATGTAGTTCTGATGCTGACGGCCAGTCTTACGCGCGCGGATCCATAGGTCTGAAACACCGAAGTGCATCAGGTCGTTAGCCTGCTTGCGCGTGTTCCACGAGCCGGTGTGAAAGATACCCGTGCGCTCTTTCACTGCGACAGTATCCACCGCGATAATCTCAGTGGCGCGGTCGTCCCCGTAGACCTGCACCATACCCTTCAACTCAATGAACGGGTAGGTAACGATGTACTTCCCTGCTGGGATGTATACGCTACCGCCACCGAGGGCGTACACATCATTGATAGCATTCTGAATAGCTTCGCGGCTGTCACGCTGGCCGGTGGGGTCAGCGTTGTACGGGGCGTGAGTCACTGTCACCGCATACTTGCTATTCTTCACCAACGCGGTTGAGCCGCCTTGAATGGGGTTTTCTGTGAGGTATTGCTGCACCGACTGCTTGAGCTGTTCATTCGTAATTGTTGGCGTAGTAGCACGCTTACGAATTGCTGCGTCCGGCTTGCCGGTGTAGTCCCCTGAGAACTTCGGAACGTTGTACGTAGCCATGCGCTACCTCCTTACTGTTGTGGGTGGTCCTCTTCTGTCACGAGTTCGTTCATTTTCAGCTCCAAAGCCGCGAGCCGCTTCTCGAAAGGGAGAACACCCTTAATCCAAGCACGAACACGGTCTTCCACCCACGACGAAGGCGGCATATCGTAGGGGTTTTCCTGGGGGTGGTCTTCCGAACCGTCGCCAACCTTGAAAGTTCGGTCGGTAACGTAGAGGTTACCAATCCCCAGAGCGTCAGCCTTAGCGAACACTTCATCAATGTTCTGCTGAGTCACGCCGTGGATGACATGCCAGAACCGCCACGACGGGATGCCCTTGTAGTGGTCTGGATGGATGTACTTCGTTGCAGGGTCAACGTATTTCGCCGCATCTGACTCGTAGGTGAGTGCGATGTCGCAGGCGTCCATCATAGACTTCGGTGTGTTCGAGCCGGGGTTGATAACGATAAGCGTATCGTGACCCAACTCTTCTTTCAGTTGCTTGTACAGGTTGGTGTAGTTCTCGATGACCTTGTTCTGCAGAGTCTCGTCCAACCACGGCGAGGTCTCGTCCAGGAAGATACCACCAAAGATGTCCCCGAAGTCTTCTTTTACAGCCTTGGCGGAATTGATGATGAACTCGTTGGTGAACTTCGTTACTTCTTCCATTGTCACGCCGAGGTTCGAGCGAACCTTCTCGCGGTATGTCTCGGGCATACCGTCCATGTTCGCCCCGTGCCGGGTCTTGATGTAGAACAGCACGCGCATAGCGCCTGCACCTTTAGCGAGCTGCCCCTGCACCTCAAAGTCATTATCCTTACGCTTTGTTAGCCAATCACCCGAAGCGCGGTTGAGGATAACAATCCCCAGAGTGTTGCCGAAGGCGAGGAACTTAGCCCACTTGGAGTTCGCGCCGTTGTAGTAGTCTGGCCAGGTGTACGTGACAGGGCTGTAGTAGTGCTGTCCATTCACGAAGCCGAAGTTCGGTTGGCGGGTCTCGAAGTGCGCTACCTGCTTCGAGACCTCAGACTCAATTCGCTGAGTCAAGGTTTTATTAGTCGATACTTGGTATTCAGCCACGCATCTGCCTCCTAGTCTAATGTGTTAGGAAGCGGTTCCCTGGAATAGCAGAGAGCCGTCCTGATGTGTTGAGCACGCGCGTTCGCGCGTCCAGAAGTTCCATCACACGTTCCTCGCTCACGCCGGGGTTTACCGCGGGTTGCTCACCGAGCACAGCTTGAATCTCTTGGCGAAGTGCGTACTTGTCGTTCAGGGTCGAAGCAGGTGTAGGCGGAACCTGATTCACTTCTGGTTCTTGGGGTTTCCCGAGAAGACCTTCTTCGGCCAAAACTTCCATAACGATGGCACGAATAGCCTGTACGCCTTGCCGGGAAAACCCTCCGTCCTGGTTCAGGGCTGATATTTCCACTGTTTACGCTTCCTTAGTAGTAATAGTTAAAGTCCCGTCACCGTTGTCGGTGATGGTCGGTACCTTGCCGTCCACGATTTCGCGTACCTTTGCTTCGTTCACGCCGGGTTCAACCGGGGGAATAGCTGCGATAGCGGTATCTGTAGCCTTCTTCGCTTCGGAAATAGCCTCAGTCTTTGCCATAGCAATCTTAGGTTCAACCTCGGCAAGTGTCTCGGTCTTTGCAGTCGAGACGGCTTCGGTCTTGGCGGCAGAGATTTTAGAATCCACATCCGCAGAAACAGCGGATTTAGCAGACTCAACGGCTTCGGTCTTCGCCGTAGCAATCTTCGGTTCAACCTCGGCGAGCGTTTCGGACTTTGCATCCGAGACGGCTTCGGTCTTTGCGGTCGCGATCTTCGGTTCAACCTCGGCGAGCGTTTCGGACTTGATAGTCTTGGATGCTTCGGTCAAGGCCGTCTGGATAGCAGACTGAACCTGAGCTGCGCTAAGACCACCCTCGGGAGTTGGTGGCAGCTTGGCAATCTCTTGCTGGATAAGCTGAGTAACTTTCGCTTCGTCCACGCCGCTTGCCGGGGGTATTGCGGCGATAGCTTTCTGAACGATGTTGTTCACCTGCTCCTCGGAAAGACCCTTCTCAGGTGCAGGAATGGCGGCAATAGCGGCCTGTATAAGACCGTTCACCTGCTGCTCAGAGAGACCTTCCTTCGGGGTCGGCAGCTTCGAGATAGCTGCCTGGACAATGGTGTTCACCTGCTGTTCAGTGATACCTGACTGTGCGGGAGGAAGCTGCGAGATAGCAGAGCGGATGAGCTCTTGCACCTTAGCCTCGTTCACGCCGGGAGTCTGAGGGATTTTCTGCACCTCGGCTTGTACAATCGAACGTATTTTCGCTTCGTCTACAGCGGGGGCTTGCTGCGGCAGAGAGTTGATGCGGTTGTTCACAATCGCTTCTACCTCAGATTTAGAGAGACCCCCTGCTACGGTCACTGCTCCGATGGGCGGGGGTGCATGGGTTACCAAAGGCTCGTCAGCCATTGGATACCTCCTTCATATAGAAAAATGGGAGTGTACTAGATGAAGTACACTCCCATTCTACCGGTGTTTTACTGCTGCTTCTTTTTTAGAGCCTCTATCTCTGATTTCAACTGCGCGATTGTAGATTCAGCTTCGGCGAGCCGGGTGTGAATCTTCTTCGTGCTGGAACTTTCCGCTGTGAAGAATGTGGTGATGTCGTTCGCCAACGGTACGAGCCGGGTCAGACTGTAAGGGTTAGATATTTGCGCGTAGTGCGTTTTGCCCGTTTTATCCTTGTTGAAGATGTAGAACTGCCCGGCCTCCACAGACACGTTCCACGCCGTGCCTGTATTTACAGCGTACAAGAAGATGATGCTGTTGTTAGGGGCCGTATCAAGGGGCCATTTTGGAAGAGTGGCGGCATCTACATATGTGTACCAGGTTTCGTCAGGACCTATATTTACCGGTACGCGGTCTTCAAACTCTACTCGCAGCTCCGATTTTATGTTTTGTTCCCTCCTAATAGTCTCGGATGTCGCGGCAGAGAGCTTCTGTTCAATGTCTTTCTTGTTAGATTCGATATTCTTGTTCACCAAGTCTATCTGCGTGTTCCGCTCAACTTTCGCAGCCTGTACTTGCCGGTCTGTGTAATCGTTTGCCAGTGACTCCGCCCGAGCAACAGCACCTGTGTACCCTTGATACAGCTGTTGCTTGCAAGTCGAAATAGCCGCATCCGCAGACTCGGCTAGTTTCTGCGCTTGCAAACGCCCTTTCGCAATATCGTTCGGGTCGTCGTAGTGGATATTCCATGTTGTAGTCTTACCCATATCTGTTCCTTCCTAAAGCTGGGGGTTTGCTTCGGCTTTCGTCCATGTGGTGCCTTGCCGCTGGCGTGTATCTTCAAGCTGCTGCCAGGTACGCTTGCCGGATTCATTATTAGCTTCCACCACATCCCACGTTTGTAGCGTCTGGTCGTAGCTGAACGTCCACACGGTAAGAGATGTCTTATTAGCTTGTGGCGTGTGCTCAAGGCCGCAAATCACGCCGGTAACAATAGCACCGAACAGGTTCTCGCGCCCGAACTCATTCATACCTCGGATAGTTACCACCGAGCCGAGGACTATGCTCAGGTCGTAGGGAATCTCAAGGTTAGTGAAGTGTGGTTGCGCATCCAGAACATACTTCGATAAAACGTCTGTTACTTCCTGAGCAAACCTCAGGCTGTCGATGAAGTCCCAACCCTCAAGCGTGAGGGTACGAGCATTCGCCGTGCCGCCAGATACCATGTGCTTCTGCTTGATGCGTTTCATGGTACCGCGAGCACGGATAACAGGCAGCTCAATATCGGGCACAACGATTCCCCAGGCAGCGGTATTGCTCACCCGGTATTTTCCTCGGTAATCGTGAGTAGCTGTCCTTAGCTGAATGTCTTTGGTTGTTGTAGTTTTCAGCAAAGGGCCGTCGTCATTCATGAACGTGCCAGAGATAGCCCGCTGTGTCAGCTTAGTTACCCACGGCGAGAGAGCTAAGACTTTGCAGTCGATATTAGCCGCGTAGCGCCACTCCCACTGCGTAAGCCCATTAGAGGACTGAGCACCAGATTTAGTTTGGTAAGACACAGTGGTGCTGCCACCATAGAACGAGCCGTTGTTGTCGGAAATCCAGGACCAATCGTTAGCGCCTTGGTCTTCTACTGAGGTATCAAGGTCCAACCACTCTTCGTCTTCTTTGGGCTGAACGAAGTCCTCTACTGTATCCCCAACGGCTATCGTGCCGCCCTTCTTCCACACATCTATCTGTGTCTTGCGGGTCTGAGAGATAGCCCATTCTGCGAACTCCACTTCAATTCGAGAGCAGGTAAGCGTCAAGTCTGTATCTATCCCGAACGCTCCGATGTCATACGACGAGTTCAGCTCTCGGTACCTTCCCCGTGTACCACTGACAAGGCTCTCTAGCGGGCACACCTGCGCCACGCCGTCAGCATCAATCCACCAACCTACGGCCAATGCGTTGCAAAGGTCTTTCAGAACCTCGCCGGACGTGCGGTCCCTCAAGGACGGCATAACGGTCTGGTTGATAATACGGTTCGCTGGGGTCAAGTTTACCTTCGGTTCCCATTGTTGGTACGTGGTGCGTACTAGGTCTAGGAACTTCTTCCGGTACGGCTGGTTATCCGGTATCGAGGACACCTGCAGCCCACAGATACCAGAGCGGGGGAATTTCCGCCCGTTCTTTACGTCGTTGAAAATCCATATCTCCGCCCACGCCGGGAGGTGGTAGTCATACCCACTCACGGCATGTAGGTTACGTGGCATCTGGATAAATCCTGAATCAACGACAGCTCCCCCGAATGCGGCGTAGAAGCGTACCGAGTTGCCATCCTGCTCAAGTACGGCAGATGTTATCTTGGTTCCTGCGTTCATAGGGAACTGACCTGTCCACATGACGGTGGCTCGGGTTTCCTGGGACTCAGGGAATCGGTCTGGGTATTGGTTGAAATACAGCTCCACCTTTCCGGAGTCGTCCCAACGAACAGACGCGCCGCAACCGTCCTCCGTTATGACCTTCACCTGGTACAGGTTGTTCATGTGCTCGCGTGAGGGTTCCCAACGAATCATCCAAGATGCGAATATGTCTGAGCGGCGAAGCTCAGCAGGTACGTTGTACGGCTCAACCCGGCGTGTCTGGGCTACTTTCACAATGCCCTCAGTAATCCATGAGCCGCCGTCGGAATACCAGAGGTGCGGCGGCTGTAGGCGGTCTCGGTTAGACCGGGACTGAACAACCTCACCTGAGGCTCCGAAACCGTTTCGGGAGTACCCACCCACGGTTGTACCTAGCTCGTGCGCCTTGTCAAGGTTACCTACCTGGCCGGTGATACCTACGACATCATTCCATGCCTGGTAATCCTGAACATAACATGGGTTGTCCCACTGGTTTGTCCAGAAAGAGCCGAAGATAGGTAGGCTCAGTAAGGTTAGTGGGGTAGCAGGCGGTGCGTATGTGTATCCTGCAGCCGCCAATGCTATACCAATTTGATGTGCTGGGGCGGGGTTGGTATACCGAAGTGCTTGCCCATCCTCGAAGAATGTCTCTTTCTTGCCGATGAGCCACCCGTAGAACTGGTTGCGCCAGTGGTACACAGGGTCGGAGTTTATCTTGTTAGAGAATCCATCCACCCGCTGCGTTAGCGACAACGTAACAGCGTCGTCTCCGAAGGACACGTTGTCTACTAGCATGTCCATACGTTTTACGGTCTGGTCTGTCCACCACTTCTTGTTCAGTCCCACCGTACGTTGCATGTCGTCATCAAACTGTTGCAGAACAAGAGTAACGTAGTCCCCTCGGTGTGGGTATGCGCCTGTGAAGGGAGAAGGAAAACCTGACGAACTTCCCGGTGCGAGGTCGATATTCAAGCTAACACGGAGGTACGTCTGCGTGGAAGGGGATATGTCTGCTGGAACAGGGTGGAACGCATGTTCTACCTTCACGTCGCTGACAGGGTATTCTTTGCCCTGCCACTGTAAATACTCGTCTGTACGACGGGCGATAAAAGTCATGTGGTTACCATACTTCCGATATTGTGAATGATGATTTTATGAGTTTGCTCTGAACGAATACCTCGTGCGAATACCCAAAGTCTTTGATAACAGCCCACGCCCCTAGCCGGGGGGAGATAGGCGGCACGTGAGTTCCTATCCACAGCTGCATAGGGGTGTATTCTTTCATGTTTTCGTAGCTATCCACTACAGCTTGTACGTTCTGAGGGATAGTGATGGGGTTGGATATGTACTCAACCATTGTTTCTGAATCAACATTCAGCCTAACCAAGGGTGTATCCAGAAAAGAACTCCCGTTTTTGCCCCACAAACGTATAACACCTTTCCCGCGCGCGAAGACGCGGAGGCGCACTGTCGTGCCGGGGATAACCCACGTTTCGTTTCCGAAGATGGTGCTGCCTATAGCAGGGTCCGCCCAATACGTAGGTAGGTAATACCCTTTTTGCGTAGTATAAGAACTCTCGATAAGAGCACCGAAACTCTTGTTCGGCGAATTTCCCACGGTTCCCTGCCACAACGTAGGACCTTCGGTCGCAGGTGCCATAATGTTATTCCGTCGCGCCAATGGGGTCATAAGGAACCTGGGGGCGCGTTGAGCCTCTACGTATGTTGCCAGCATGGACGTGTAGTCCCACGGCATGTTCATGTTTACGCTCCATGAGCGTGGTGCTTTACCTCGGAAAGAGACAGAGCGTCGTCCACGTGCCGAGGTAAAGAACGCGACATTGGACTGGTCTTCCTGCTGCGTAATCGACTCACCGAAGGCGACAGGGAAAGCCTTACCACCCTCAATCATGAACGTGGCATCGTAGTCCAGGCCGTCCTGGTTGAAACGCTCTACCGGCGTAGCTTGGAAATCCTTCGATGCCACGTTCATAATCCTTTCGTTGCTTACCGCCTCAGGGACCGGCGGCCACTATCGTTGAAGTTCAAAATCGCCTCATTACTGCGCGGGTCTAGAGACAATTTTACCCCATCTTCCATAGCGGTCATGAGCGCGGTAGCCATAGACTTAGCGGCTGCCCCTGACGATAGCTGTGTGTTCACATCCAACGTCTGAGATGCGGCAGCACTAATGCCGAGCTTAGAAGTCGGAACCTTCGGTGAGAAGCTGTTGAACTCACCTTGTACCCGGCTCAATGCCATAGCCGTCTTATCATGGACGCTCGCGCTCTCACGGAGAATCGCGTTACCGAAGTCCCGCATCAACGCCTTGCCGGAGTGGGTGGTGTACCCCTTGCCGGAGAAGGGACCTTCTTTAGCGGGTGAGAATGGGAACAACTTACGAATGTTCGAGAGCGCTCCCTTCACTGAATCCTTCACACCCCTGAAGGCGTTCATAATACCGTTCTTGAATCCGTTGATAAGAGCCTTACCAGATTCGAACAGGTTTATGTTCTTGAAGATATTGATGATGTTGCTAGGGAAGTTCTTGACGAAGTTGATAACTTCATCAACCTTTTGCTTGATGATGTCCTTGAAGCCCTGCCATGACTCTTTGGTAATTCCTAAAAGCTGCGGCATGAAGTTATCCATGTTGTCAAGCAATCCGTGTAGCCAACCTTTGATACCTTCAATGATTTTATTCCAGGTGTCAGACAAGAACTGACTGATACGGTTCCAAATAGCCTCAACATCTTTGCGCGCACCTTCAAAGTCACCCGTCAGTAGTTTCATAGCACCGGAAACTAGGTGCCCGAATACATTGAGTGCTGCTCCGATGCCGTCGAACACAATACCAATGGTAGTGCCCAACAGCTTGATAGCATCTGCGATGACAGGGCCGAATGTTGTCACAAAGAAGGACACTAACGGAGTGGCTATCTGGATAATACCGTTCACAAGGTTCGTGATAGCAGAGGCCAGCGGCTCAAGGTCGTTCATCAAGCCGGTGAAGCCCTCCCCGATGGACTTGAACGCTTCTCCGATAGCAGGGGCTATATCGTTCTGAATAGTGTCCGCTATGGGCTGGAAGAAATTCAGGATGGTCTGGCCGAGCTGGTCGAAGTTGTTCCTGAACTGCTCAGAGGTGTTGTACAGGTACACAATAACACCAACAACCGCCAGCAGGGCAGCAACAACCAACGCTACGGGGCCCGCAGCTGCGGCGATAGCTCCGCCCACAGCTTCGAGCGTGCCGCCCGCACCAAAGGCTGCAACTACCTCTGACACACCACCTGCAATAGCACCAATACCGGAGATAGCCCCTCCAATACCGGTAATCAACCCTGCGATCGGGCCGAGTGCTGCGACTAGTCCACCCACTGCAGCTACCACCAAAAACAGAGCCGTTGCCAAGCCGGGGTTAGCCTGTGCCCATTCGCCAAACTTCTCAACCAGAGGTCCTAGGTTCTGACCTAACCACTCGATAGCGTTCTTCAAACCTTCGGCAAGAATCGGAACCACTGCATCCAGTGCTTCCTTCAAGCCCTTGAATATAGGTGCCAGCGCATCAAGAGCTGCACCGAACACCGGCAAAAAGTGTTCAGCCATATTACCAATGATTGAGCCGAGCGAGCCGAGGATTTCACCGAGCGGACCAGAGTGCTCCGAGAGCTGAGCCATGCCCTTAGAAATGCCGTCTACTGCATCACGGATGCCGCCTTGGAAGGCCGGGGTAGAGAATGCTTCGGTAATCAACTTGACCCAAGAGACGATAGTCTCTGAGATTTTGTTCATCACATACGCGATAGTCTCTGCGGTACTGTGCAGCATCTTTCCGACATACTCAAACGCTGGGCCAAGGGCTTTCAGAGCGTCATTCGCACCGCGGAACAGAGTCACCATAGTCCACTGAGACTCAACGGACGCGAGGTTGTCTCGTACCTTCTCAAGGGCGTTAGCGAAGTCCGTGAGCGAAGCGCCGCCAGCCTCTTGAGCTGCCTTGGCAATGTTCACCAGGATACCCACGGCGGCTTCACCGGCGCGCCAGAACTCTTTCAGAGCGAAGATACCTTTGTCAATCGCGCCGGAGATGTCCGCGTTCTTCGTCCAATCGTTGAACTTATTAGCCATGTCGGTGAACCAATCACCGAAACGCGGGAAGAACTTAGCTCCAATGTCGATAAACCGTAGCAGGCCCTCAGTCAAAGGACCCATGCCGTTGCTCATACGGCGGATACCCTCAGCCGCAGAGTCGAATATACTTGCGAAGCCTCCTTGGTTAGCGAACTCCTGTGCTGCGTTGGCAGCCTTACCGAAGAAACTACCTGTCGCTTCGGAAATTTCGAGCATACCCTTCTCCCACGCCGGGAAGACGGAATCAATGAAGTCCCGCATGGGTTTCTCGAACTGCTCCCAGAACTTATCCGCACCCCGGTTGTTCAGCTCCGTGAAGCGGTCGTTCACGTCCTTCATGCGGTCGTTCCACTGCTTGAGCGCGTTTACCGACGCAAATGCAGCCACACCGATACCGGTGAGAATACCCGGCAAGGCGAACGCACTAGGTGCAATGGAGACGAGGGACGCGCCGAGGGAGAAGATGTGGCTCGTCAGAGACAGCACCGAAGCGGAGACCGTCGAGATGACAGACCCCAGCTTGATAATCTTCGTCAGGTTCTTATCGAGGTCCTTCGTGAAATCCTTGAACTTCTTGGTGAAATCCCAGGTAGCACGTGCGCCGGAGATAGCCGCTAGCACTGTGATTACCTTCGCGGCAGCGGCCTTATCAATCTTCGGGCTAATCAGCACATGCCGGGGGCGGGTCAGTGTCGCCAGCTTCATACGGGCTCGTCCGGTATCCGCGTCTGCGTTGATAGTCACATCGCGGTCGTCGTCCAGCTCGTCTAGCTTGTGCTCTGCGTGCGCTGTATCCAGGTCTACATCAACATGCAGTGGGTGGCGGTCGCGGAAGAACGAATCGTTCTTGAGGTGGTCCACGTTGAACGAATCCTTGAAGCGCTCAACCGCGGCGCGGTTCGTGAACTTCTCCCGTGCACGTTCCAGGTTATGCAGGCGCTCACGCAGAATGTGGACTTTCAGCCCCGCTCGCTCGAACGCATCTGCCCATCGGTCAATCTCTTCAGAGTTACCTACCTTGACGGCACGTCCGTGCTTGTTCGCAAAGCTCTCTTGTAAACGCTCTGCCAAGGCGACGTTCCGGCGAAGCTGTTCAATCGAATCTTTAGCATCAGTCTTGAAGTCGTCGAACAGGTGCAGCTTGCGCTTACGGGTGAACACGTCAGACATGGACTTGTCGAACAGCTTCATCAGCCGCCCGTTCTCTTCCAGCTGCTTGCCGACCTTGCGCATCTCGGTCTGCATACGACGCACGCCGTTAGCGTTGCCCATCTCGCGGTACTTCTTCGCCTGCTCGTCCATCAGGCGGTTAGCCTTGCGGAGGTCTTCGTTCCAACGCTCCATCGTCTTGAGATTAGAACGGAAACCGACGAACGGGCGCGAGAAGTCCACCTTCATCATGTCCTTGGCGCGGTTATTGAATACGCTTTGGATTTTGCTCAGGTGCTCAAGCTCGCGCCGGGCTTTGTTGAACGTTTCGGACTGCTTTCGTACTTGCCGGGAGACTTCGCTCATACGGCGGGCAGCTGCGGCATCGGGGATAATACCAGAGGTAGAAACTGGTATCTGAGATACACGCTTCCACTTCTCTACTTGTCCGAGCAGACGACGGTTCGCGTCTATAACCCTGCCAATGTCACGTTCCTGCTGCTGCAGTGGACGGCGTGTGCTCTGTAGCGACTGCCGCCACTGCTCATTCTGGCCGAGCAGACGACGATTTACATCGAGAATGCGATTGATAGACTTCTCATGCTCACGTAGGGGAGAGCTGTCCCCGCGCACGATAAGGTCAGAGAGCTTGATTGGGTGCTCTCGCACGCGGTCCATCTGAGTTTCAAAGTGGTCGAAGAACTCGTTGGTTACATCGTCCCCATCAATCTCGAACTGCCCATCAATAACGTGATGGAAACCGTCTACCATCTTGTCCGCAAGGTCACGGATACGCTCAGACATCTTACGAACACGGCGTTCACTGCGTTCAGCGTTACGCTCAACGGCAGAGTTGAACTCTTGGAAACCTTTCGTTGCTTGTCGGAAGGTATCACGGCTAAACCCGGCTTTGAGTTCCACGCCGGGGGTAGCAGGGGTTTTCTTGAGTTCGTCAATCAGGCGCTTGTGTTCACGTTTGAACACGTTATCGTCCAGCTTGACGGGGATTTTCAGCTCAGACTTAGGCAGGTTCTTCGCAATGTCCTCGTGCAGTTCGTGCAGAGTTTTTGCGGTGTTCACCTTCACGTTCGGTATCTCGAAGTGATATTTGAACGCTTCCTTCATGTAATTGAGCTGCTGCTTTAGGGTGAGTTTAGGCTTCACCTGCGGCTGCACGCGCTCTACAGACTCTTTTACCTGCTTCTTGACACGCGAGGTATCAACGTCCGCCTTTATCTTGACGGCACGTCCACCGCGCGTAGCTTCGGCAAGTTTATCGCGCACATGTGCTGTATCCACGTCCGCCTTTATCTTGACGGCGCGGTTACCCTTGGTGGCTTCCTCTAGCCGGGTGCGCATCTGGTCTATGTCTACATCAGCTTTTACCTTGATTTTGGTATCAAGTTCACAAAGCTGCTGTTTTAGACGTTCAAAGGCAGAGCGGTCTAGCTCCGGGGTAACCCGGATATGCATAATCCGCTCTGCCTGTTTCTTCGCCTTCTCAAGGACAGGGCGAAGTTTCTGGTTGAAATTCTCCGCATCGGGAAGGACGCGAATGTGTACGCGCCCAGCTTCAAAACTTCCTGCGGCCACTTACTCTAGCCCTTTCTCTTTACTGTCGGGCGGCTCGCTTTCGGAAGTTTCTTCACCCCCCGCAAAGAAAGACGCACCATCTTTAATATCGACAACCATAGCCATAGCCATAGCTTGCCGTTCCATTGCAGTTTGAACTTCTTCTTCGGAGAAGCTCGGCTTAATGCGCTGCTTATCATTATACGGGGATGGGTATTCCACAAACTCCGGGGCCTTCGTATTCTTATCTGAATTGGCTGTGATGTAGAGATTGCGGAACTGAGTCAGTTGGTCTATCAGAGTCTTGAGGGCTACCTCTTGCCGGGAGTACCCAAACCATTTATCCTTTGGGTCTGAGTTTTTCTCTGCCTTCTCGATTTCCTCTTGTGTAGGCTCTGGTAGGGAGTGCCTGTACAGGCTTCGCTCTTCAAAGCCTAGCCGGGATAGAAGGGCTTGCGTGACCCTACTATCCCGGCTAGACCATTCACGCAGCGGGTCGTAGCCGTAGAGGGCTATAAAATCTGCGCATATAACAGGCTGTGAAGTTAGATATTTAAAGAGCGAATAACGTTTCCCACTTCACCTACATAATCAGAGATGAAGTTAGACTGTTCTGCAATCCCAGCCAAAGTGTCATAAGATTCCCATTCTTCACGTTTTTCTTCGGGAACAATAAACTCAGTGAAGATCTCACGTAGTACGCGGGTGGCAGTGAGGTTCAAGCTGGGAGAGGTTTCCTGGCCGTCCTCGGGGGTAACCGCTTCCCAAATACTGACTGCCTCAGACATAAGCTGCAGCGCTACGGTGCCTTTCAGCTCTTCAAGCGGAGTTACCAGAGCGTACAACTTGCTCTTGCGGGGGTCTTCGGTCTCAATCTCGTCGCCCTTGCCGGGGGTACCTTGCGGTACGCCAGTAATGTCCTCAGGAGTCAGCTCGTCAAGCGAGCGCAGAGGGTCCGCGTTTGCTTCGGCAGGCTGCGCAGGTACGGCAGTGGTTTGCTGCTGTTCACTCAGAATACGACGGTTATACTTATCTGCTTCCTGCTGGAACTCAGCTGCGATAGGTGTTGCCAGACCGTCAGGTCCGATAGTGATGCCCTTAGGGATGCTCATTATGTGTTCCTCTCAAAGGTAAAAGAAAAGTGCCTGTGACTCGTAAAAGCCACAGGCACAGTATAGCACGTATGTACTATCCGCCCGTGCGTGCCGTGGCACCTGCTACGGCGGCATCCTTCTTGGGGATGATGGTTGCGACTGCATCCTTCGCGCCTTGGGTAACCTGCTCTGCGGTAGGGGCAAGAATGGTTGCCTTGACGGGGATGGGTGCAAGCGCGCCCTTCGAGGTTTCGCCACGTCCGTCTGCCGCTACTTCTGCATTAGCGATGTAATCGAAGACGGTCATCTCAGAGTCAGCACGGATGAACAGTAGCGAGGTCTTCACGGTACGGCGCTTGTTACCGGACCACTGAATAATCTCGTCATTGCTTTCCTCCATAGTGGAAGCGTCGTTACCACCCTGAGTCAGCTGCAGAACCTTCTTGTTGAAGGAATGCAGGACGAAGCTAAAGGTGTTGGTAACCGTGCCGAGGATGTTACGAACAGCTGCAACCTCTGCGGTATCCAGCACGGTAGCGTCGCCGCCGTCAGATGCGAAGGACGGCAGGGTCTCAGCAGAAGTCAGGCCGATGGGTGCCCACCCTGCGGGGTAGGTCTCAGCGTTATCGGGCTTGAACTTCTTCACAGCACCGCTCTTGGGGGGAGGTGCAAACGTGCCGGTAGCAGGCGCTAACACGGTCACAAAATCCGGCGCGAGAACTTCGCTCGGGTTATAAGCTACTGGCTTAGCCATTTAGAACTCCTAAATCACGAAGAACCTTTGAAGGGTCTTCTATATCAACGTCACCAAAAAGAACTTCTTTTGGTGCATATGCAGTCAAGGTAAGGGTGCTGTCCGACTGCTCGCCAGTTACAGCCTTGATAGCTGATACCTGGAACTCTGTTATGGGTGCTTGTCCCATTTTATAATCTCGAAGCGTAATCCCCAAGATTTGCTTACCTGCGGATACACTCGCCTCTATGAACGAGTGCACGCGAAGATTGATACTGTCTGCAGAAATGCGTGCGAGCTTTCCTGTGCGGGGTGAATACACACGAATACGTGTATTCATCATCAGCTTCCACAGGGTTTCCTCTGCGTTCACCGGCGTATATGTCGCCCAGAGAACGTGATGCTGAATCCACCACGCCGGGAGTTTCCCTGCTGGCACGTTCTGCAGAATGTGCCCCGGCGCGAACTCTGACAGTAGTGTTTGGTTGAGCACCGACAAGTCTAATATTGAATTTGTCATAATTAGTAACCTCCGTGACGAGTGCCCTGCGAGCCGGAACGGTCGATAGCTGCATTCGCACGCCGAGAGTCCCAGTTAGATTTCTGTGCCGAGGGTTGCGGGCGGGTAAGAGAGGCCAGAGCGACAGCCTTGGCAGCTGCTCCTACCAGGAAGAAGTGACCTCGCTGGAAGTGGGTAACATCCTGTGTCCGCCCATCACGGAAGTGCAGCTCATTCGCGGCGATACCAAGCTCAATGATGTGCGCCGCCGGGTCATCGTTGTAGACAACGCGGTCCCATACCGGGATGTTGGGATACTGCTGCGGACCTTTGTAGAGCGAGCGTTTTACCTTGAAATGGTCTACATAAGAGTTCGTAGCACTTTTGCGGTATGGCTCAGCGGCGGCCTTCGCGTCGTTCTTGATAGCCTCTGCAGTAATGTCCAGCGCGCGAGAGCGGGTAGACACTAAAGAAGCCGCCCGCTTCGAGTTCGTGCGGTACAGTTCAATTCCGTTAGTTGCCAAAGTCCACCCCAACAAAGTCTTTCACATTCCCACGAGTGATAGACACCTTATCGTGCTGTGTACGAACACCCATGCGAAACACTACCTCTCGTGCGTCAATAGAATAAATCAACGGAGTGTTGGAGGTCGGGTTAGGTTTGTTACCGGCTTGCCGGGTGTACTTACCGGGTGTGTACACAACAAGGGAGTTCACGGGGAACTCGTCTAGGTACTCTTCGGGCAACTGTCGGCGAATCTTGTCAAACGTGCCGGGAGGTGTTGTGAGCGCCCCAGTCGTCGAAAGTTTAGTGCCGTAGTACTCTTCTCGCACCGAAGAGGTTCGAGAGAGGTTATCCGATGCAATCGGCTGGAAGTTGCAGCGTACCTGGATGGGTTTCTGCATGTACTCCAATGAAGGCATACCGTCTGGTTGCATCACGGTATGCGCTGGATACAAGTCAATCACGTGCCGGGGTTGGGATATAAGACTCACTTGCAGTACCACACATTCTGCGTAGTGGCAGTGAACATCCCGCTCACCCCGAGCTTCGCCGTACCGATAGGGTTCGGTCGGTCTTTACAACCAAGTTTCTCTAGGTCTTTGTCAGTGAACCAAATATCAGGTGATTGAGCTATGCGGTCAATCGTAATCTCGTAGGCAGATTCCTTTTCATGGGTGTACCCACTGCGGTCGTCCTTGATTACGCGCATAACAGCCGCCACAACGACAGCGCGGATACGAACGGCCATGAGCTTGTCTGGTTCCTTCTCGCCGGAGATGATAGCACGAAGGCGCGGACAAACCCCCGCGAGAATTGCTAACGCTTCCTCAATCTTAGACTGAATAAACTTCTCAGTCCTGTCAGTCACGTCGCCGTCTAGCGCGGTGTGCACGTCATCAACGGTTACTTCAAAACTCACGGGGGGTAAATCCTTACTTCTTAGCTGTGCTACGTCGTGCGCGGGGCTTCCGTGCCGGGGACTTTTTCTTTCCGCCCTCTGGTTCGTCAAAGGTTTCGTCTTCCGTTGAAGCGTTCCCCTCTGGCACGGATAGCCCTGTCACGTGCGGGTTGCTGACCTGGGAGAGAACATGGTCGCTAAGCTCGCTCCCTTCTGGGAGAAAGTGTAATTCCCCGTCTTCATTAAAAATGTACGTAGGTTGCTTAGTTACCATTTGTTTTGCTCCTCAGTCGTTGTTAGAGAACCTGAGCCTTGAACGCAGCATCAGGTGCATAGAGTGCAGGCATTGCCACAGAATCCACAACAACGTCACGCAGAGACGCAACGTTGGGACGCTGGATGATGTTCGCAACAATACCCTGACCGTCCACACCCTGCCAGCCGAGGTTCACTGCGGTGTTGGTGCGGGAGAACACTGTCTCGCCGAGGATAGGGCTTCCAGCCGGGGGAAGCAGGAACAGGCTATCCTGGTCCAGCACATCTACCGGGCCGGTGTGAGTCTGTACCTGGCGGTCGTAAACAGTAATCGCAGGGAGACGCTGCCCGGCAAGGATACCATTGACTTCGTCAACAGTAGCAAGACGGGTGTGGTCGCCAACCTTAGTTGCGAACTGCGGGTGGGTCTGGATAGCGAACAGAATCTTCGGCGAAGCGACAATCGCGCCGGGGTAGAAACCGTTGAGCTTACGATATGCATCGCGCAGCTTTACAAGCTCTTCCAGAACGTTAGTGGTAGCAACATTGAACTTGTTAGCCACTACGGGGGTAGCCTCTGCAGAGCGGCCCCAATCGTCAGCGGTCACGCCGCCGGTCTCAGTCTCAACGAGGAACTGAGCCTTGTTGAGGGTCTGGCCGCGCTGGTACTCAAGGCGGTCAGCAATAGCCTGAACGCCAAGCTGGACGTTGTTCTCTACCGCTTCACGGATTACCTCGTTCGACTGAACGCGAGCACGCAGCTGGTCCTTCTCGCTCAGAGTGTACTTCTGAGTCAGCGGGATGTTCTCGAAGCGGATAGTACGGGTCGGGGGCAGAGTACCGCGAGCCGGTTCAGCGTCCCACGCACGGTTGTAAGCCATGACGGGGCGGGTCTTCTTCAAATCGCGGGTGTTCAGGTCAATGCCTTCTACCTGGCGGTCAGGGAAGAAGATGCTCAGGGAGTTCTCGGAAATGGCCTGGTCCTGTAGCTGCTGGTATGCCTCACGTGCGTACCCGGTCAAGTACTCCGGGGTGAGCAGAATATCCAAATCGTAGCTAGACATTAGTTAGCCGCTCCTTCCATGTAAACAAAGTGTGCAGACGAAGCGGGCTTGGCGAGTGCGTCACCGGATGCCAGCTTAGGCAGACGCTTGAGGATAATAATACCCTTCACCACGACGGCCACCTGCTCTTCGCTAAAGGTGTTGGTAGAGTCATACAGGATAAATCCATCAGGGTCAGCGGTGGCAGGGGTAATCTTGTTCTGCGCAATGGTTACAGGGTAACCAGAGGGAACGCCGTTGTACTTCTTGATAACCTCAGCAAAGTCAGTTGCCTTGAGGGTAAGGGACTGCGCTTCAAAGTTTGCAGTCTCACCAGACAACCAAGCCGGGAGGTTACGGTTAATAACCGTGCTATGCAGGTTAGGCATAGTCGATAACCTTTCTATTTCTTCTGCTTAGCTCGGAATGCCGCAGCACCCGAGGCGAAGCTGTTCTTGGAACTACCCTCCGAAGCGGGTGCACCGGAGAGGGAAGGGATACCGTTCGCTGTCTGAGGTTTCACCGATTCTGCAAGAGTGCTGAGCATGGACTCAAACTTGTCTTTATCGAAATCGCCTGCTTCGTTGAGGAACGATGCAGCACCCAAGCCGTCGAAAAATCCTTGCAAATTCGACAGCCCACGTCCGCTCAATCCCGCGCGGATTTCGGACTCTGCGATACGCAGAGCGCTTTCACGTTTGAAGGTAGCGAACTCCTCTTGTAGGTTTTTCAGCTGTTCACCGTCATTGGTCTGTTCAGACTCGGTGCTATGCTGCGATTCTTTAGCCCGCTTCTCCCACGTCCGTGAATGACTCTTCCACTGCTCAACCTGCTTTTTCAGCTCTTCCACCTGCGCCTGCATGTCTTCGCTTGCCGGGGTAGAAAGCTCTTCGGCTGCGGGCTGCTGTACCTCAGGTGCGGTTGAATTTTCAGACATTGATTCAGTTTCCTTTCGTTCCCCATTTCGGGGGTTGAGTGAGAACCACCGGCGAATACCTTCGCGTCGGGCCTCAGCATCTTCTGTGCCTTCGAGCCGGGCCATCAACTCGTCTTCTGTCGAGTCGTCAAGCAGCACAACTTCGTCGGCTTGGATGTACTCCGCAAAACCGTTTCGGTCTTTCGGGTCTGGTAGGGTTCGACAAACCCAAACATCTGTTCGAGAACCTTTCAGGTGCAAACTCTCTTCCAGAGCGGCACGAAGCGCAGAATCCCCGTCCAGTAAGTCTAAGTCAATAATAGCATCTGTTGGCTTAGCGTTCTCTCGAACGTATGTACTCTTCCCGCTTGCCGGGGGTCCCGTTACCAATCGAATCATGCTGAATGCTTCCTAGCTTGCTTCTCCCAATACGCAATGCGTTCTTCCAACACCGTCAGTCGACGCTTACGCGGCCTAGCTCGGCGTTGTCGTAGAGCGGCGAGTTCGTCCTGCGCTCCGATAACTTCCTCTGCAGGGGTCCACACATGCGAAGCGCGCTCGGCATCGTCCCCTGATAGGGCGTACTGCTCGTTCTTCGGGGTAAGTCCGCTCTTCGACTTCTCAACGCGGCGCGCCAACACCGGACCTTTCTCACCCGAGATGTACTCCGCGATACGCGTGTTCGAGAGCTTGCTCGCGGTGTTACCGCCCGCAACTCGGTAGATATAATCCAGGTCTTCGCGGTTCAGCTTCAAGCCGGGGTCGGACGTGTTCGTTACGGGCAGCGTCTCGCACTTACAGTTATCGTGCAGTGGGTACAGCTGGTTCGTGCTGTACAGACGGTCTGCCGCGACAAGACACAGGCCGCACGTACCGGTCTTCGACAACTCCGGGTGGATAATACGCCGGTACCCGATAACACCACTCGGTGAAGCTGCTTCGTACACCTGCGCCGCACGTGCGCGGTTAGCCATACGCACATCCGCGTCTGCCAGCTGGCGAACGCGAGCTAAGGTCTTGAGCATAGCTTCTTGGTGTGAGTCTCCGCTGTTACGAGCTGCGCGGTACTCATTCACCGGGCGCTCCCACACATCCTCCGGCAAGACGGAACGACGGGGGTACGAGCCGTCCCGTGCCGGGGGTATGTTGCGGGGGAACGGTACCCCCTCAGCTTCCAGCACCTCTGTCAGGAAAGCGTCTGCGTCTGTGCGAACTTCGTCCATCACGTCAAGAACTTTTTCTACGGTATCGTCGATAAGCTCTTGCGTGGCGTCTGATGTCATGGGTGCAGAGCGCCACCGAGAGAAGAGCCACTGCACCAGAATCTCTACCAGAGAGCGGCTACGTTTTGAATGTGCGTTAGACAGCTCCCCGTAGAATCCACTCGTCGCCATTAGACGGCACCACCATTGTTCTGGTTAGCAATGTTGGCAGAAGGTGAGGTGTTGTTGAGTACCTGACGGTTCTTTGGGTCGGGCGCTGGGGTCTGGTCTGGCTGGCTGGGGGTGGGTTCCTCTTCTTGGTTCTGCTGCTGATAGGAGGCGGTAGCGTTAGCTACAACAAGGTCGCGTAGTGCCTGGTTACCTTGAACGCGCTCAACCTCTGCCACCTCGAGGGCAGAGAAACCGCCGAACTTACGAAGGGCGACAGTGAGCGGAACGCCCGCCGAGGTTGCCAGCTGAACTGCCGACATACGCTCAACGTCCGAAGGGCGCTTGGGGTTTACCCAATCAATGTTTATCTTCGTAGCGTCCGCGCGCTCAGAGTCGCCGCGTGCCGCCATTGCATCCGCAAAGAGACGACGCAGCGTTGATGTAATGCGCATCTCCAAAGACTCGATGTCGAAAATCAAAGGCTCGTTCTGCATAGACGCGCCCTCTGCAGAGGCAGTAGCCGAATCTGGGGAGAGGATATAAAGAGGTGTCTTGGACTCTGCCGCCAGAATCTTGAGGTTATCCAACACCAAGTTACGTACCGGGTTGAGGTCAGTTTGCGAAGACTCCCAAATATCTACGCCCTCTGGAAGCATCAACAGCGCGTCTGGGGCAGTCTCGAACATATCTGAACTGTACTGAATCTCATTGCCTTCATCATCATATTTCGGAAGGTTGGAGAGAATTGTCTTACGGTACGCCTGAGTTGCCACCAACACGCCGAGCTGCAGAATCGTATGGTTGATTCGCTTCAAAGTCGGTAAGTGGCGAGCGATAATACCGCTCTGGTCGGAGAGTTCGTAGATAGTGACTGTCTCCCCCTTGACGTGCACAGGCTCTTCCCACTCCCACTTGCCAAGCTGCGGAGAGAACTCCGACATATCAGGGCACAGCCACTCGCCGGTCTGCTGCAGGGGCAGGAACAGTTTTGCCTTAGCGATACGGTAATAACCTGGCCGGGCAAAGAGCATGACCTTATGCTTCCGGTCGGGGGACACGTACATAGCAAGTGCTGCTGTGGTGTTCCCCGCCGCGTCATGGTCGCAATAAGTGTGCGTTGGGGGAAGGTTCATCAACCCGTCTTCGGTAAGGGCGAGATACCCCTTGCCGGAGATGAGTGTGTCCCGAAGAGCTTCCGTTAGCTTGAGCCGGAAGTCAGACTCTTGCATGAAGGACTCTATCTCGTCGTCCCCGTCTGCGGATGAATCAGCGGCGGATTGCACGCTGTGGATACTGATACGGGGAAGACGCGAATCGACAAGCAAGGACGCTGCGTTGATGCGAGCAATCTTCTGCAGGTTCGCCCAGGCTTTCTGCATGGTGGACGTAGCGGAAGCATTATCCGTAAGTGGTACAGGGGAGTCCCCCTTGTACCACTTACCCATCGTTACGACATGGTCATGCCTATCCGCAAGGCGGTTGTACAGGTAGTTCACATACTCCATGTCTGTTTCAAAATCTTGTATATCCACGTATTACCTCAATCGCATGGGGGCCGCCGAGGGGCGTGCCGGGGTTATCCTGTACCCCTTCGCGCTAACTCGCAACTTCGACTGGTACGCCAGCATCAAGGCGTAGGCAGCGTCAATCTTGCGTGCCGAGGAGGGGCTTTCCTTGTACATGATTTTACCTGCTCGTGTCTCACGGTACTGAGCATTTATCAAATGCCGTACCAGAACGTTCGGGCCGGTGAGCATAACTTCCTTCTCGTAGAGCGCGATACGCAGCGCCTTAGTAGCTTCCGCCACCTTGTTCAGTTGGTTACCGCGCCAGAGCATAGTACCGAATCCTGCGCTGTTAGCACGCCGGGAACCATTTCGCTTTTTCTGTATCAGAGACTCCCATTCTGCCGCGAGCGCTTCCCACCCGGCGGGGTCGAAGAGGCCATCCACCACGTTGAAGTCTTGGATAAAACGCCGCATGGTGTCGTCAATCTCCGCGCGCGGTGGCTCCCAATCACGGCCCTGCGCATTGTCCGGTTGCTCCCAAACACGTACAGCCCATGACAGACCGTCCGAGACACGCATCGCCACGATAGCGGTAGCGTCTGTAACTCCGCGAGAACGGCCCCACGAGCCGTCGAAGCCTACGACAACAGGGTCGTGCCGGGTGACTGCGTCTATCCCTTCGGCTTCCAGGTTCTCGACGGTTGCGGCTGTGAGCACTTCGTAGGGAACGAAAGCATCTGCAGAGGCGTGAGGTTTGTTACCGAAGTACCGTGCCGCATCAGAGAGTGTCGTAGCAGGGTCGAAAACGTCATCGAGAACACCGTTGATGTTCACCCACCCGCCGGGGTAGGGAGAGCCGTTCACGCCGCATGGCGGGGTGTGAATCTTGCACCCCGTGGGGGACTTGAGAGAGTCGCCGTATGCGTACTCAAGACCTGCAACGATACTGGAAGGGTCATTCAAGTCCGGGTCTCCCCAGTCTCGCGAGTCATAGAGGATATTATCGCGGTACGTCTCTCCGGCGCGGCCTTTCTGCCACGCCTCCCAGGTCGTCTCAGCGAAGGAACCTTCGCCGGGGACGAAGGCGTTCGGTGCTTCTAGCAGGGTACCGTCCACCTTCGAGAGGTTACGTTTCGCCACAGCCCCGAGCCGGTCTCCGCCGTTTGATGGTACCCAAGTCTCTGTCTGGTCGGCAATGGTGAACAGCTGTGGTTTACCTTCCAGTGAGCGCGCTGAAGACGTGCGGGGCATAATCAAGCCGTTATACGGCAAGAGAATACGAGTCTCTAGCACTTCCACGCCGGGGTAGGCGTAGAGCAGATTGTCCCCGTTCATCATCTCTTTCATCGGCTCAAAAGCGTTGCGGGTCTGCTCTTCCGAGACGGCCAGCAACGTAATCTCAACCTTGCGTTCGACGTTCCACGGCTGCCCTACCGGCTGTCCTTCTGCATCCCAGCCAGCGAAACGGCACGGGCCGAGGGCTTCAAACGCTGCAATAGCGGCGAGGAAGGGGCTGTTGTGGGTAACCCAATGCGCGGCTCCCGTGAGATACTGCCCGTCCTCAGCAGCTACAGTAATACACCGCATAAGGATAGGTCGGGGTGTTCGCTCGAACTTATCCAACGTTATAACCGTTGCGTTCTTGCCGGGGGATTTTGCTATGAGAACGTTGTCAAGTTTGAAGCGGTTTACAATCGCTGCCATTTCTGACACCGAAAACTCTCGCGTAACACAGAGACTAAGCGATGTATGTGTCGCTACGAAGGTGTGGTTCCCGTGGAACGTGGCAGAATACCCATCGGAGCCTGTGACAGTATACCCGTAGTCGAGAATGGCAGGGTGCACCTGAATGATTTTAGTAGGCTTTCCGTCCGAGCCGAAGACGTAATCTCCCTCTTTCAAGTCACCAAAACGACGGTATCCGTTCGGAGTAGGAACAAGGTTTCCTAGGTATTCCGCTTTACCCCAACCTTTTGAGCGTTGGATAACACCGCGTCGGTAGACGCGCTCGCCGGTGATGGGGTCGAGCCGGTACCACTTGAGCAGGAACTCCGCTTGTTCACGGGTCGGCTCAAAAGGTGCGTGGTAGGTCACCGTCGGGCGGGAGAGGTAGGTTGTCATCCAGTCCAGTGCGAGGTACCCCAAGGTAGGGAAATCGCCTTTACGGCGTGGCTTGAAGCCTACCCGTGTCGGGGCAGCCGCAAACGTATCGAACATGTTTACCCTTCTACCTGCAGGTCGTCATATCGCTTAGAGCGTTTCAACTCACGTGCCGGGGCTTTATTCCCCTGTCGTTCGAGTCGCTGCTGAATCTCCGCGCCGGTCAGGAACTCTAGCTTAGCTGCGGTAACGGACTTCGGCGAGATAACGAACTCTTTCGCGTTTGAGGTCAAAACCTCAGAGGCGCGCAGGACGGACACGTTCGATTCTTTCTTCTTCACTAGCTCGTCAAAGGGCATAACGAGAGTAACCAGAACATGCATCCATTGCGCCTCAGTGTAGTTCTGCATGGTCGGGTGCTTGCCGAGGTCTTTCCAGTAATCAACGGTTAGCTGGTGCCAATCGAAATGGTCTGGTAGCTCAGGTTGTTCTGCAGGTGTGTATTCCAGGGCGGTTGTCTGAACGACTTCATACTGGCCGCGTTGACTGCGTGAAGATTTATTGTTTCCTTTGCCGGGCATTCTCTGCTGTCTCCTTTAGTTCTTTCTCCCACTGCGCAAGTTCACGTTCGTAATTCTTCTTGCGTAAGAGCTGCATAGGCGATAAGGCCTCTAATGTTTCGTACCCTCGAAGCACTCGCCGGATATGTCCCCGCCTTACCTGCGTTGCGCGGCGGCATGCCGGGCTGCAGTACCGGCGGTCGTTTCCTTTTGCGCTATACTGTCGAACAGGTTTACGACAGCGGTAGCACGTGCGGTAACCATTTGGTAAGTCTTTTCGATATTGCATAGGTTTTCTCACATATGTGCGAATTTCTTAAGCACCATATGATGCTTAAGCTGTCTGGCATTTCCCAGTATACCGTAGGTGTATTCGGTTAGATACGGCGGCGTGTCTTGCCGGGGCTGAGCCTCTTCATCGGAGAAGGGGTCGGTGT